AGCATGGCCCTACCCAAGTGGTAGGGCTTTTGCGTTTGCAAACAAAACTGCTGCTTGTGATCATGAGGCCACTATGATAGGCTGTCCCTACAAGACAGAATGGAGAGATCATGAAGATCTTCGTTATCCTTAAGGCAGACTACTGCGAGTGGTCAACTGAATATGGATATTCAAATGTGGTTGCGATTAAGTATCGTGAAAGCCAAGCAAAGAATAAGGTTCAAGAGCTTAAGGATGAAGACGGAGAGAATTACTATTACGAAGAGATTTACATTAGTCTTGGAGATATTCCCACTATTGTAACCGGTCAATTTCGCACATTGATGGATGTCGATGCTTACAACTCAACTGAACAATTGAATGAGGTCGTAATAGCATCACGTATCAAGGAGATTGAAGATCTTAAGAAGGAAATCCGAAGCCTGAAGACTTCAGCTGCACGTGAAAGTGCACGTGCTAATCGTGCGGAATCTATTCGTGCAAAGACTGAACAGGAATTGAGGACCATTCGTAATACAATTAAGGCTGCGAAGAAGATTGACAAGCCTCAATTCCTTGGATTTGAAGACGATAATGGTGAAATGCACTGGATTGACCCAGACAATAACTGTAGAGTTCTGACTAATAGTGGGTGTAGCATCTCAATTTCTGAGCTTCGTAAAAAGAATGGAAATCTAAAGCCGGTCTATGCAGCATCTCCGGCGGAATAAGGTAAAATAATTGGTAAATCTGTTAAGAAAATTCACTGCCATGTTCTTGGGCATGGCCTCTGGATTTATGTTTCTTCAAGCTGGTGAGGCATTTTACAATACAAGCGAACTGTTTAATGGAATGACTGCCGGGTTTTCGATGATGGCTTTTGCTGTGGCTCTGGTTATAGCAGCCATCATCGTAATTCCAAAAGATGGAGGTGATTTATAGTGAAACGGTCTAAGAATATCAACACACAGTGGATTAGTCTTTGCGCTGCAACAATTACGGCTATGGCCGCTGGTGGTTGTGGCACAGTTGGACCAGAAAGCGACTACACTTCAATCTGTGAAGATCAATATCATGTCCGTCTTGAAGACAAAAGGTGTGAACAGGGAACTCCAGACTATGATTCAGGATCACTGATCATGTTTATTCCCACCAGTTCAGATTATCACGTTCCTGCTGTTGGTCAGAAGGTTGATCAGAGTAAATTTGTAAGAAGCGTGCCGTCCGGAAAGACAGTTCAAAAAGCAGGAATCCCTCCTCAGGGAAGTGTTGTAAAGAGCAGTCCAAACATTAAAACCATTACCCGTGGTGGTTTCGGCGTCGGCGGGGGAAGTAAAGGAAGTAGTGGTGGATAATGAAAGTTACTAAGATTGAACTTGAAGACTCAATGCCTACCAAAGTCACAGTTGAAATGACAACTCTTGAGCTTGCTCAGATCACAAAGTGGCTGGGTGGATTGAATGGTTTTACCACACCGGAAGGCCTTGAAAAATTCTACTTTAACGCAACTTATGACTTTTTCAATAAGTTTTGGGATGGTGGAGTTAATCATTATCTCCGTGAGAAGGCCGGTTGATGGAAACTTTTCAAGGCCTTTTGGCTTTATTCATAGATGCAATGATTGCACTAATTGAATTAGGAGATGGCGATGATCAAAAAGATCATTAACGAATATCTATTTACAACAACAGCGATGCTCTTCTTAGTTGGTGCCGTTGTTCTGGGAACTATTGCAGTTATTGGATTGTCAGTTACAGCAAGCCTCTTCTCTCTGGTTTGTGCTATTGCTGGTGTCTATTTTCTGCTGTTTGCATCAATGCTGGGTGAGATCTAATTAGGGGGTCGTGGTGAAGCTTAAGGCATATCTTGGTCCTGAAAGAGATAATTTCATTCTTGCCATAAAGAACAGCAGTGGAGAATTTCCATGGACCATCATTCACATTGAAAATGATGACACTCCTTACTACATGGGAATGTTTCTTTCAGAAAAAAATGTAGAGACATGGCATCCAATGGGCTTTGTCTGGCAATAATGGGTCAATTTTGGAGGCTTTCGTAATGGTAGAAATTGAAAAGAACTATAAGCTAGTTGTCAGTGAAGATCCTTATGTGCCCGGAATGACTATTGAAGAGGCACGAGAAATTAAAGCAACAAACATTCGACAGGTCTTTATCTACGTTAGCATTGAATATACTGATTACAATTTCAGGATCAACGCTACCCTGAACGAATGCATCCTGAAAGAGGCTTGTGGCAAGGTGCTCAGGTCTGATACGCTGGACGAAGTTGAACATGATGAATTCTTCAAGTTTGACGAAGAATACAGCCCTATTAGTTTTGGGGCTGAGAATATTGGAAGCCATGTGATTGAGTTTATTGATAATAATTCAGCTGATCACAGATGGCTTGGTAAGCTGAGGAAATATGTCTGATAAAAAGGAAAAAGACTGGGCCCTTATTAATTTCATAATCGCAACAGTATTCTTAAGTGCCTCTCTGATTTGTTATTTCGTTCCGGGATTATTTGGAACAGGAATAATCTTCTTGATTTTAGGAATTATATCAACATTTTTTGTAGCCATATCTTGAATTAAGGACTGAAATGTACAAAATTATCTGTGTTGTATCAATGATCGTTGCTCTCACCGCATGTGCAAAGGTCAATACTTACTGCCTTGTAGAAAAAGAAGCGAATGGCTATGACTATATGGTAGTAGCTGACATGAAAGTATGTGGCAATAGATCAGATGATGTTGAATATTACAACACAACTGATACGCTGAGAATTGGCGATGTTGCCTATGTTGAGGCTGATGGAGATCACACTCCTAAGCACAAGAAGAAGTCAATTAAAAGTGTGACCAAGGCACCTCCTTACACTACCGCCCGTAAGTAATGATTTATTTAGTGGGCATTGTAATGCTTTTAACACTTTATGGATTCGGCTATCTGTTGGATTATCTACATCAAGAATTTGGTTTTATCATTGCAATGTTGATTTTCGTAATAGGTAGTCTTTCTTTTATCACTTTCGTAATCGCTCTGATTGGAGTATGATGGAATCTTTTAAGGACTTTTTAGCAATCTTAGGTTGCGTGTTTCTTATTTTCGTTTGTATTTTTTCATTCATGAGTGCGTTTATGTTCATGGTTGCAGGACCGACCATTATGCATACGATTATTGGTACTCCAATCGCGCTTACAATCCTTTCTGGTGCGATCTTTGGTATCAAGAAAATTACTGATTGGAATATGGAATGAAAAAACTAGTCATGCTTATTCCAGCAGTCCTCGTTCTGACTGGCTGTACTGCCTATGTTGATGATAAGTATCATATCCCTGAGTTTACACGGGATCATGAGGAATGTTATCGCTCAACCAAACATGGATGTACAGATAAAAAAGAATTAAATGTAAGAGTTCCTGAATGTTGGCGCCTGGTTATTGAAGATGGATTGGAAAAAACAAACATCTGTGTTTCTAAGGAAATTTGGGAAAAGACTCAAATTGGTCAGGCGTGGTCCGATGACACCTATGTTTCTTAGGAAGTCACAATAGTCAACTGTCCAAAGTGGACTAAAAGTCTGGGTATAATTAAAGACCTTTCGTAATGCTAAATAAATTACTACTGTAAACCCTGGTGTAAAAAGCCAGGGTTTCGTAATGATGGGGTGACAATGTTAGGTAAAAAGAGATGCGTAATCTGCAATAAGGAAAAACCATCAAATCAATTTACCAAGACTGATACAATTCAAGTTTGTGTTAAATGCAAACAAATTGCTATTCAGGATGCAAAAAGAAATAAATAGTTTTTGAACATAAAAAGTCAAAAATCATGGGCCTCAAATCAGACCCTTTCGTAAAGGGCTATTTTCTATACAGCACCGCTTACCAGGCTAGCAATCGCCCCCAACATTACCAGCGTTTGCTTTTGCAAATCTTCTTGGGGCGATTTGCTTTTGCTAAGAGATGCAAACGAGACCTTGAAGTTACCTAGCTGTTACCAAAAACGCTGGTTTTGGGGCTAAGCTTGCGTTGCACGCCGGAACCGAGACAGGGAGTCAGACATGAGCGAGCGTCAGACGGCGATCATTCTCAACAACGTCTTTACCTACACGGAAACGCTGGTCGCGCTGTCTATGAAGCGCACGCGTCCCGAACTGCTCACCGACGCTAAGACCCTGAACTACGCCGGTACGTCCCGCCTGAACAAGCGTGACCTTTCGATCATGCTGGTTGACGCCTACCTCGCAGAAGAGGACGAAAAGGCGCGTGACGAGTTTCAGCCGGAACAGCGCGAGATTCTGAACACCATCAAACGCTCTGGTCAGAACATCTTGCGTGGTTGCTCGGAGTCGGCGATTGAGTCTCTGGTGTTGCGTGGCCTGATCTTCCGTTTGCAGGGTGGGGGCGTCGGTTGTTGGGCGTTCACCGCTAAGGGCCGTGAGATGATGAACTCTCCCGAACTGGATTGGATGAGCTACCACCACGCTCAGGCGTTGCGCATCCGTAAGGACATGATCAACGCGCGTGAGGTTCGAGTTATGAACCCCACTCGTGAGGGTGACGGGGTGATGCACAACTGGACCCGCATTCTCACCAATCGCGAGGGTGTGAAAAAGCGCTACAGCTTCACCATGGTTGTCATGCCTACGGGAGAACTTCGTTACGAGGTGTCGCGCCTTGACGGGGAAGTTCTCCCCAATGGTGGCACGTTCTCGTGTGACTGGACGCGCGTCAGGAGCATCACCTTTGCCCCCGGTTCGCCGATGGCACCCAAGCTTGTTCAGCGTCCGGGCAAACTGGGACACATGTACAAGACCCTTGCAAACGGCAACACCCGTTGTGTGTCGCGTGATCACCGTTATGTTGCGGACGCGAACGCGTGTGCTTTCGACGCAATGTGGGACATCACTGTCAAGCGCAATGAAGCGCTTTCCAAGCTTGACACCATTGACCAGCGTCAGATGGTTGACGTGATGACTCAGGTTGTCGACAACGGCCGTGAGGACCTGATTTGGATTCTTGACAGCATTGATGCTGATGAGTTTCAGAAGCCGAACGGCAATCACAGCATGATCCCGTGTGTTGGTGACTGCGCCAAGTGCCACCACGACGCTAGCCGTTGTGATGAGTGCGTGTTGGTGTTCCTGGTTGACCAGTTCAAGATCATGGGACCGGTGAGCCTCACCGCTCGATACTCCACCGAATTCGACTGCTACGCCTGAAAGGGATTGTCATGCTCCGCTTGATTGTCATCGTCCCCGTTCTCATGGCAGCATTCGTGATCGGTTTTGGGATCTACCTGGTTGTGGACTCCCCCACGTTGGCTCAAGTCAAGATCGAACCAACGGTGGACAAGTACGGACGTGATTTGACCGTACCTGGTCGCATCGCCATTCACCCACAGTTGCTGAAAGGTTGATCATGAAACTGTTCAAATGGTGTTGGTGTTGGCTCCGTTACGGCGGTCATGTGTGGGTGAAGAGGACCTACCGCCGTGAGATCTGGATTTATGGTCTCCCCAGCTGGTCTACATCCCAAGTGTGGGAATGCAATCGTTGTGGTTGTGAGCAGTGGTGAGCTAGCCCCCTTTCGAGGGGGCTAGCTTTTTGATCATTGGATTTGCTTTTGCAAACTGGTCCTGAGAGCGTCTGTAAGGCTCTGAAACGTGCTGACTGGTGTAACCACCCTAAGAAGTTAAGAAATAAGCTCTACGGCCTGTCTGGGGGTGCGTATGGGACACGTTCGAGCTACCTCTCTCCCTACGTGTGTGCGAGCGTGCCGGGACAGGTAACGGATATATAACGCACCTCGTGACTACTACTCCATATGCAGTACATAGCCAAAATGATCAACGCTGTGACCAGCACAAACGTGATTTACAAAAGAAAATCCTTGACAGGTATGGCCCCTAAGGCGCTTACTTGTGGAGCAACACCGAACGCCAACAACTCCACACGGTCCGGTCGGACGGGAACCCTTAAGCGTCACAGGGTTTGAGAGCCAGCAGCAACACTACGGCGACCACAGACCAGCGCTTGACAGAGCGAGTTGATTGTGAGAGGGTTGCACCACAACAGCAACCGCCACACCGGGTTCTACCCCCGGCCACGCGGAACAACTAAAGGGGATGACAGCCCCGAACCCCTCGCAGGGTGCTACGGCAGTGCCAAACCGAATGGTCAGCGTAAAAACTGATTCGCGGTGAAAGGCGGTAGCGAACGCGAGAGAACTCAATAGCGAGCAAAGCTGGTAATAAGGCAGAGCTGATTATGCGGATAGTTCCCGCATACACCCAACGTCGGGAGACGGGGCAGCAAAGCTAACGCCAGGTGGCAACCCGACAGGTGTTGACCTTAAGCGTTCTGAGCGTGCGATGCGGACCAATTCACTGAGTCCCCCACGAATCCGCTTTCGAGTCCTAATGAGGGATGTCAGACGGAAAGTCAGAAGTAGCTAGGGGCTGGTGATCCGCCCAATGCATATGACATATGCGAAAATGACTGCATCAATGAGAGTGCCTAGGTTCAGGTGGTAGCAAAGTGTCTCAATGAGTAGACATACCAACAGTGGTTCGATCCACTCACTCTCACTACCCCGGAAATACTGAAAGGAACGGCAAATGCGCAACTTCCACATCGGTGGCAGAAACGACGTTGGCCGCGCTCACAAGATTCACTTTCACTTCAAATCATCAGCAATGGTGATGATCATTGGCTACGGTGTCGATTCGGCTTTACACACTGGAGTCATCATGATGGTCGCCTACCTGGCAACAATGGTGTTGGAAGGTGGTGAATTCTTCCACCTTGAAAAGGAATTGCAAGCCTGATCGGTGCATTTGTGTGCGGTTGGTTCGGGGACCAATCGTGCATTCGTTCACCGATAAAGGGAGAATAAAATGAGCACTACCGCTTCGGAACTTGCCCTCACCATGTCCAAGGTGATTGACGCCAAGTACCCGAACAACTGGGTTGTTCTGGTGATGAACATGGTCACCGGAAGGGTTGACCCGATCATGTTCGAAAAGACGGATGAGGGCAAGCGCGAGGCGCGCGATGTTCTGTTCGTTGCCTGCCTCGCGCTGCCCCTTGACGTTCTGGTGTTCACGAACATTTCGGACGCCATTGCCTGATCGGTTGGGCAAGCGTGGTGCACTTGTGAAATTGGCAAGTGCACCGCCTTGTTTTACCGAAAGGATGAAACAATGGGCTACATGCTCACTTTGGAAGCTCTTCAGGCAACCAAAGATAAAATCGCAAAGATCAATGCGAAAGCTTCCAAAAAGGGTCTTTCGGGACGCTTGGAAGTCATCGCAGAAGAAACCACGGTCACGCATGACGTTGGTGGTATTCCGGTAGAGGAAATTCTCTACTCGACTACGATTACCGGCGAACCGCCCAAGCACAATGGGTGGGTGTTCCTGGCTACCCTGGAATTTGTTGAGACGGGCGTGATCGTTCGTGCCGTTCCGGGTGCACCAACGGCCAACCGTGACAAGTTCGAGCCGAACAAGTGCGACCACTGCGGCACCTACCGACGTCGCAATGAGACGTACGTTGTTTTGAACGAGCACACCGGAGAACAGCTACAGGTCGGTTCAACGTGTCTGAAAGACTTCCTTGGATGGTCTGGCACGGTCGCGTTCCTCACTGATGACGATGTTGAACGTGAAGTCATCGGCTACGTGGGTTCAGGTTCTCCGGTCTACACAACGGAAAGCATTCTCGCCGTTGCTTGGGCCTGCGTGACCACGTTCGGGTACGCCAAAGCGCATGAGGACAATCCCACTAAGGCGACTGTCTACACGGTCATTGCCGCCAGAGAAAACCGATACAACCGAGAACTGAAAGCGCGAATTGCACCTGTCGCCAAGGATGCTGTTCCGATGGCACAGAAGCTCCGTGAATTCATTCTCTCTGATGAATTTGGTCCCGCCAATAACGACTACGTCCAGAATCTCAAGACGTACTGTGCAGCCAACACGAACACGGCGCGGTCGTTCGGATTTCTCGCAAGCGTGCCACAAGCATACGCACGGCATCTTGAAAAGACTCTCATCAGAGAGCGTGCCAACGCCAACCGAAAGAACGAATGGATTGGCACGCTCAGAAAGCGTCAGACATTCAAGGTCAAGGTTCGGGCCGTCAAGTGGTTGGAAGACTTCTACAGCCCGTACGGTGGCTCTAAGCCCCTCTACACGCTGATCACAGAGGACGGCTACACACTCAAGTGGTTTGCTTCCAATGACAGCGTGTTGGGAAAGGACGTCACACCGGAAGATCAGGACTTCTTTGACCTGGTTGGAACCGTTGTGAATCATGAGGAGTATGAAGGTTATAAGTCCACTTGTATCAACCGATGCAAGCTTGGCTGACAAAGGATGATGAGATGAACAACGCTAAGACCTATTCACAGTTCCTCGCTGGTCTCTCGCCGGACGAACGACGCAAGTACTACGAACGTCCTACCCCGCTGGACAAGCGCATTCCGACCGGGGTCACTGAATGGGACGCGTCGATTGGCCGTCACGTGGTGATCCGCTAAAACAAATGTCCTGGGTATGACGTTAAAAGGCCTAAGGGGAAGTTTTATCGCTGGTCGCGATACTCAGCCAAATACGCTGATGGGATATGTGCGCACATATCGGGTTCGATTCCCGAACTTCCCACTCCCTAAGAAAGGCAAAACAATGCTCACCATCATTGTTACTGACTGCACTACGGGCAAGGTCACCAACGTTCAGCCGTTGGACAAGTACATGCCGATTCTTGAGGAGTTCGAGGGTTGGTGCACCAGCCTGACTCGCCTTGGCGGCACGCACGGCCGAGTGACGCTCTGGGACACCGAAACGAACATGTCTCAAGGCTCACGTGAGATCAACGTCCCGCGTACGGACATCCGGACCGCCACGACGGATGAGATCCGCACTTGGGTTCGTGATGAGTGTGGTGAGGAGTACCGCGACAACAAAAAGATTGTTGCCATTAAAAAGACTCGCACGGCGTTCGGCGTCGAACGTGGTTTTGTGCAGCTGGGTTTGAGGGACGCAAAGGAACACGTTGAAGCCGTGTTCGCGGAACTAGACCAGGAAAAGAAGAAGCTCGCACCGTGCGGTTCACCGAATTGCACTGATATGAATTGCGAATACTAGAAAGACGTCGGGCGGACGTTAAGCGCCACGGGCCGTGTCTTGGGCACAAAGTCAATTCTCATTCCGGAATGGGATTGCACTTAGAGAGGTTCGATACCTCTACGGTCTACTACCTCCGCATTCCCCGCCAAGAGTGGCCGGGCAACCAATATAAGTCGGAGAGGATTAAGACATGCGACAATGGAACTTTTAATTAAGGGGAGTTGGCGGTTATATCAGGCTATTGGTACGTCTGATAGCGAGACCAATTCATTACCCGGTTCTGGCACCTCATGTCTGTGAATCCATTATGAATAGGGCAGCATTGAATCTGACTGGATTGCGTTTGAACCACGCTGACCAATAGTTACCCCTCGCAATAGTGGGCGGTATCAGTAGGGGCAAAGCATGGGAGCATGTGAAGGGTTGACGATTCATTGCTAACCTAGGCCATTTGAAATAGGGAAAGCTAAAGGGATTATGACTAGTGTTGGCCACACAGTCCCCTGAACCTTTCCCGCTTACTTTGGAGTCACAATGTCGGGAAGCAAGATTACCCCGCAAGACACCTACAGCATTTTCGTTGGTTCGGGTGCGCTCTCCTACCCTTGGTACGAGATGATCGCATTCAACAACATGGGTGAGGACATTGACCCGCTTGACGATTGGTCAGTGACTTTCGAACTTCCTAGTGAGTTCGCAGAGAATGAGGGGAAGCGCTACACGCTGAGCCACGCCCTGATTATGCGCACGGTTCACAAGATTGTTCGCGGAGCACAAAAGGGAATCAGTCTCAATGGCGAGGTAAGGAAGGAATGCCGCGCTATGCTGAGAGATGTTGAGGATTGCGACTTTGACGCGGGAACGGCTGATTGTGTTCTACAGGCGGCGGCGTTCGATGACGTCATCTACTGCTGAGACGTTCGCCCGATATCTGACAATCGCTTTACTACTAAAGAAGAAAAGTAAAGCGATTGTCAGAATCAATGGTCAGTTGTACAACCCAATTGATGCCGCTAGGCACTATTGCGGTAGCGAGTCCCTGACACGTGCGGGCGTTCTCGCTGACTACACACGCTGGTTGCGTGCTGGAATCAGGTAGTGTCGTTTAGGAGGCTGTACAGTCCGCAAAGGGGTGTACAGCCGATAGGGGACACGAACCTACCCCTGAACCAATTGATCTTGTTAGAGAGCAACTGAGAGCCCAAAGGGGACTATCATGGCACTGTTCAACGTCAAGGTGACCATTGCTGAGACGGGTAAGCCGACCGTTCGCAGGTTCGAGGGTGACGACGTGCACGCGGCTATTGCATGGGGTGAGACGCTGGGACGGGTGAGTGAGGTCGCTCAGGTTCTCGCCGTCTCGCGTACCACGCTTGAAATCATCGCTTAAGGTGATGGATGCAAACAGCCTAGATCTTTGGCTGAGATGGAATGAGCGTGTGGAATCGGTGCTCATGCATCACAAACCACACACACGAGATGAATTGGACTTGCGTCTAGGGCAAAAGCTTTTCAACATGCTTGGCGCTTACAGTCCGAATGTTCAAGACAAAATCAGGGGATCAATTGTGGACCCGTTTCACAATGATGATATGGTTCCCGCATTTCTTGAAAAGGTGGATGAACTGTGGATGCTCTGACTCAGGTTGAGTGGACTGTTGCTGGGGAAGTCATTGACGAGTTTGGCGCTGAGCTGGACGGCATTGTCAAGAACGGCACCTACGTTGACACCACTTCTGCTGGTTTCCTCATGCACTTCACAAACGCGTTGATTGGGCGTATCGACGCTCACCGCGCGGAGGAAAGCGCGGCATGGGACATGCACAAGAACAAGAACGATCCTGACGATTGGGTCTAAGGAGTCCTGTAGTTAGGCAGACTGGGCAGTCTCAATGAAAGTGATTGGGACTGTCACAGTCACTGGGTTACAGGAACCCTTTTAAATAACAAAGGATAATGAAATGGCTAAGCTTTCTGACGCGCAGATCAACGCTCTCAAGTTCTATGCGAACAATGAGGGTGAGCAGCCGCGAAAGAACACGCGTGATGCCCTTCTCAAGAACGGCTTTCTGACTGATGACAACGCTCTGACTGATGACGCTTTCGACGCGCTTGGTTGGGAGCGTCCGAGCACGGTTGTTGATGAGATCACCGAACTGTTGAGCACGAACCCTTGGGACGCTGAGATCACGCTCCCTGCTGGTTGGGACATGCGCAAGCGCAACCGCGCGGCATGGGAGGGTCTGACTCAGGAGGAGATCAACGCGGACATCGCTACGGCACGTCCGGTTGCGAACCGTTCAGACATCCGTTCGGGCAACGTTCTCAAGTCCAAGCACTTCTAATCGCCCACAAACCAATCAATCAATGACCGGTAAATAACCGGTTCCGTTAAAGGAGAAATGAAATGTCTGAGACCACTGCTGTTGAGACCCCCGCCGTTGTTGCTGTTGAGACCCCAGCAGTTCGGGTCATCAACATCACCTCAAAGGAGGAGTTCGTCAAGGTCGCGAGCGAATACGGAATCAAGGTCGGTGAGCGTGGCAATCTTCCCCGTCGTGCCCTGTTCGCTGCTGTTCTGTCGGACATCGTTGACGGAAAGGTCAAGCTCATCCCCACGGGCTACCTTTCGCCGGACGTGCAGAACAAGACTCCGCGTGAGGCAAAGGTCAAGCCCGTTGTTTCCTACGTGATCACTTACAAGATGGTTGCGGATGGTGCTCCGTCTGGTGATGACCTCACGCTGTCTCTGACGGAGAACGAAGTTCGTTCCTACCTGCCTCATGTCAAGGGTCAGGTGTCCGCCGCATACGCAACGATGGTTCTTGCCCTGTTCCACAGTGAGGAGAGCACGTCTGTTGCGTCGGTGCTCAAGTACGCTGTGAGTGATGTGGAGCGTGTGGAGTCGTTCCCCGTCTCTGAGAGCGTCGCAGAGACCACGGAAGAGGCTCCCAAGGGTGATGACACTCAGGAGACGAACACGGACGCTGACAAGACTCCTGAGACCGTGGAAGAGGTGCACGCGTCGGAAGAGATGATCAACGCTGCCATCGCCGCCGGTGAGGAGGCAGCCAAGGCTGCTACCAAGCCTGCCGCCAAGCCGCGTGCGTCGCGCAAGACTGTCAAGGCGAACGCCTGATAGTTGTTGAACTTTGAGGGAGGAGCGCTAAGACAGGCTCCTCCCTCATTGTTGAGCAATTCATGAGGAATTGTCAAAAGGAAAGAGATTAAAAATGAATGGCACTGTTTCTGACACGTTCACCATTCAGTACGATTTTGGTATTGAGGGGGCGACAGAGGAAACGGCACGGTTCGCAGAAGTGTGGGACGGACCCATCATCATTGCTACTTTGATGCGAAAGGGTGGTGATGAGTGGTTGATTGATCATGTTGACACTGACTACGTGGAGTCGGACCACATCGCAGACGACTACGCAACTGTTGCTGAGTTCGTCGCTTTCATTCATGAGGAGTTGAACGCATGAATTACGTTCAAGTAGCGCAGGCTACACGCTGTCATGTTGGAAACAGATTCTTTCTTCAAGCTCAAGCGCAACAAATTGAAGTTCATAGGCACACACGCTCTCTCAACAGTGCCATTGAACACTCACGTTTCAGGTTCATTCCCATCAATCGAACAAGGCTTGAGAACGCTAAGGCGGAAGTCAAGAAACTGATTTCATTGTTTGAAGCTCACATGAGTGAGTGTGACCGTTGTGCACCTATGAACAAGGTTTTGGAGACGGTGTGAACGCACAGACGGAAAAGGAAACGCGGGACTACTTCCTAAAAGCGTTGTATTACGCATGGGGTAGGCAGGATGCGGGGGCTGATGTAAACGCTATAGCTTTCGCCAACTGTTACCGTGACAACGCGGCATGTGGACGTGTCATTGGGGTCAAAGACTCCTTTGACATGTTCATGAATGGCAAAAGAGATTTCAGGCGCGACTAGGAATAAAGTTTTTCAAAGTTACTCCATTTGCGCTTGCATAAAGGCTCTGTAGTTGGATAAGCTCATGCCAACAACTACAGAGTGAGAGGCCAAACAGTGAACAAGGTCAAGATTGTCCAAGCCATTGTGAAGCTCTATTTCATTGGAGCACTGGCAGGCAGTTTTGTTCACATCATTTCCGCCGCTGAAAAGCTGGGACTGAGTGGCTGGGAGTCATGGTCAACCCCATTCATGATCGACGGGTTGGCACTGATTGGGATGGTGCTCCGATCAGAAGACTTCTCAGAAGCAACCCGCAAGCTGGGTTTCCGAGTCCAAATGGTGATGGGAGCGTTCAGCCTGGTTGCCAACGTCTACGCGGCTAAGAGCATCGGCGGAGTGATTTACGGAGTCATGATCGTTGCTCTCTACATTGCCGCTGAGTGGATCACCGACCGGGTGGAAAGCTCACAGGTAGACAGAGACCGTGAAACGGCAGTCAAGCGCAGTGAGGCAGCACAGAAAGCGGCACAGACACGCAAGAGCAATGCACGAAAGGCTAAGGCAGCGCGAACCAAGCAAATCAACCAACTTGAGAAGCAACTCAAGAGCTAGGCAACCAGCCCCCATCGCTTAGACAGGATGGGGGCTTTTGCATGCCCTTAACAGGGTCTGAGAGAGCCCTACAGCGTTTTAACGATGCTGCCTAGTGTCAAGACACCCGACAAATATTCGATCTTGTTAGAAAGGCGTACAGACATGCTTGTCTACGGTGTGAGCGCTCATGAGGTCAGAACGGCCGTTGAGACTGTCTCAGCTGATTGGGATGACAACGTCGAACTCAAGAGCTTGACGGACATGAGCAACAGCCGTGGTGGTCGCGCTAGCTATGCGTTGCGTGCTGTCAGTTCGCGCAAGAGTGGTGCACGTCGCAGCCATTCAGGCAGGGCAACTATCGCGTCATGCTGGCACGTTCACCGTGATGTGTTGCGCGAGTTGTTCAAGATCAACCCGAATGCCCGTGTGGTGTCTGGTTTGGGTGAGCGAGTTGACGGTAAGTTCAAGCGCACTGTTTACAAGGGCAGTGATGGTTTTGAGCGTGACTTCCCCGGTACCGCGTGGATCAACGTTGGTTCTGATTGGTACCCCGCTTACATTGGTCAGCTTTGCGATTGTGGAGAGTGAAGAAATGTCTTTCGACATTAACGCGTGGTTGCAAGAGAACGCCGATTACCAGTCTGACGATGTGATGTCAGAAAAGGGTCTTGACTATTTCGAGATTCTTTTGGTTCTTGGCTACATGGTGGAAAACTGCTATATCAATCCGGTGAGCTACACGGAATGGGACGTTAGCCGTCTCCTGAAAGACCTTTCCTTTGAGGTTCACGCCACAAAGGAAGCGTATGCAACCAGCGTTTTGGTTGCTCAAGAGGAACGCATTCCTGCCGGGGTTTCAGTGGATTGGAACGCAACGGCCGACTACTTCCTGACTGATCTTCCTCATTACGAGTTGGAAGATGGCAGGGTGGCTGTGTGGCAGGACAACTAAAAAACTAAGTGCTTAGCGCGTGCGCTCATTCAAACGCCTTAAATTAAAAAGCCGAAAAGGCGGGGGCAGGGAATGAGCGTAGGCATAATTGCTTAGCAGACACTTAGAAAGGAAAAGAACAGTGAGGCTACTACCTCAAAAACATCGCATCAGCGTAGAGAAGTGGAAGACACTTTATGAGGACGGTGCACCACTTGATTGCGCGGAAGACAGGATCATCCTTTACCACATCGAACACATTTGGAAAGAGGAAGCACGCTACGGTAAAACAGAAGACCTGAAAGCATGGTTGGACAAGATGTCAGAGTGGTACGAATTCTTTACTTCAAACTCGAATTGGGGCGGGTAAGAAATGAAGTCTTTCAAATTCGATTACAACAACTATCAAGTGCAATACAACGATGGTGAAGTTGAAATCGAGGAACACGACCAATGGGGTACTTATGTTGGAAGCGTGACACTCCCCATGCCTGCCTTACTTGAGATTCACGCTAAGGTGGATGAGTTGTATCCATTCCACAATCCCAGCTGTAATGAGGTCTCAGCGGCACGCGGGGCGTTAGAGAGGGCTAGGGACGTACGTAACGTAGCCAAGCCAGATGCAGTGTTTGAGGAAGCTCTCAGAGCCTATATGGACATCACCAGTAGGCATAAGGAAGCGTTTGACTGTCAGATCTTCCACTGAAAGGGAAGTGAAATGTACGGCGAATTCAAATTCAGCCACAAGAACTATGACATCGAATGGAATGCCGGAGAGCTGACCATTATCGAGTCATACGACGATACGCACATGGGTACCGTCAAGGTCAGCATGAATGACCTGCGAGACATCTACCGAAAGGCTGATGACCTTTACAGCTCTTTTGAGCTTTCGCCGGGGGATAGAGTGGTGTTGTCTGATGAGTACCTTTCCAATGGTGGAACAATCGTCAACCGGTACCGCAATACCATTGGTGTAGTAGAAGAAGTCTTGACGGAATGGGAAGAGAAAGACCCTATCTGCTGGGACTTCCATATCAGGTTCGGAAACAATGAGTATTCCAGTGGGGTGCATTGGGGAGATGTAAGGAAGATCTAGATAGTGCATAACTAACATATAGGTAGGGTGCCTATATGCACTATGACATCAAAATAAAGCACTAAATATGTAAACTAACACGTGTAAGGTTAAATTTAATTTTGGAGAAAACATGGTCTGACCTGCGCAAATAAATAAAAATATTGTGACGAAACTCCAAATAAAAGCCAAAAAAGTCAAAGAAAAGAGAAAAAAGAGAAATGTCTTCCGTTTCTGCTTACACGACCCCTATTTCTACTACTAGCACTGGAATTGTTGAATGTCCTGAGTGTGGTGGGGAAATGCATGTCTCTATGGATATGTGTGGGGAATGCATTAATGAGGGTTCTTTCTTTCTAGCCAGGGGTAATAGGGTACTTACTTCTACCCGCCGTTCTTTTAATTACGGTAATTAAGATGGGTAGGATTATAGGGGCTCTAATTCCTATTATCTTCCTAGGCTGTGTGCTAGGTGGTGTGGCCCTATTGTTTTTGCTAGTGCCTGTGATGGCTGCACTAGTATAGCCCTAGATGGTCCTGTGTGGAACGTAGGGGTATTGAACGGGGGTAGGTTGTGTGATGCCTACCCCCTGTGTATGTGATCTTGTTAGAGAGGGTATGAGCCTATGGGTATAGGTACAGCATGTGCACTACTACTGTTATGTGTGGTGTTGGTAGTAGCTATTGCGCTCACACATAAGGACGATAATGAAGAGTATTGATGAGTTATGTAGGGGAGATGTTCTATTGCTTCCCTACTATGGAGAGGTCAAGGTTATTAGACTCTTCTTTGACCCCGCGCATAATAGAGAATTCATCACACTTATTTTATTATGTGATGAGAAAGAATTAAAGCTCACATGCACGCGCAATATGTGCTTTCAATATGTGCGCTTTGACTTGAGTTAATGAATGGCGTTGATGTTTTGATTTAAATGCGCCATTCATTTTCTATTCTTTATATTTGTTTGATATATGTGCTCACTAAAAATTCATTTTTATTCTTTCACGGCCTACATCATAGACTTTACGGAAAATCTAACATTTTGACCTATTGAATTCTAAATAGTGCGCTACCTTCCTTTTGAAAACCTATCATCCATATTATCTTGTTGAGTCCCTAATCTGAGATGTTCTGGGTTAAAACATCTTGTGACATCACAGCTGTGCAATACGTAGAGACCTTCTGGAATGGGACCCTTATATAATATATATCCCCATTGGTGAACGTTTTTCCTGACACCTTTGTATTGAAAATCGGGGTATCTTCTTTTAAGGCTGAACGGCCATATCCAGCAGTCATTTAATTCTGGATATGGCGCGGGTGTCAGCTCTTTGATTCGCTCAAAGTATTCTTTTGGAGTTTCAATTTTTGTCAGGATTCTACGGTGTGTGGTGTTCTTTTCATCATGGCGTTGTTGGCCATAATGAGGAATGCACCAGTAGCGAATTGCTACTTCTTCAGTGCACCAATCAATCCTGCACTTCACTTAATTTTCTCTCCAATTCTTTTACCTTTAGCTCTAAGGCTTCAATATTTTTATCTGTTGCGCTAGCAATTGCCTTTAACTGGGCTTCAAATCCCATATTTTTTTGATTGTCTAATGCTCTTCTGACAGTCAAGTCGACTTCCTCCTTTCTTAGAGATATTTATACTACATCAGCAAGCATAGTAAGCGCCTTCATTGTCTGACTTTACATTACCTTTTTCTCCTGTCCATTCTTCATAGGCTCTTTCCGCCGCCACTAAATTCGGCGCGTAGATTGTAGCTTCTAGACCAGTCCAATATATTTGAGCTTCATCATTCATGTAGTTGGGCAAGACCGTATTATCAAACTTTACTAGGAAGTCAATCCATTCTTTGTATCCCTCTTCTATCAATACTGAGTGAATCATAGTAAAGAACTTCTTTTCAATTCCTTCTTGAGTTGTTTCTGTTATCACCATGTCTTGCTCATGCAAGACTACATCTGTATAAGCGATGCAAATCCTATAAGTCCAAGTGCGGTCAAAGTCTGCTCTGACTGATACTGAATAAGGTGGATCTGTTGTTACTTTTCTTAATGCATTTTTTGCCATTATGTTTAGATTGCGCATCTAATCTGTCCCGTCATATTTGAATGTCCATTTGATTGCTGTTACTTCATCAACCTTGTCTTGAATATAGACTCTGTAGTCTACTGGAATATCCGGGGGATCTCCCCATTTATTGCAGGGTACTGCTGGAAATACTATTTGTCTTTCTTTATACTCTAACATTAATAGAAAACCATTACGATAAGTCTTTACTTCCACCCCGCGTTTTTCGGCCGCTTCTTCAATATAAGATGAGGTGTGTTTACGCCACCCATTAAGCCAATCAAGTACGTTCATCTTCTAGCTCCTTAAGTTTTCTTTTAGCATTCAGGATGTCGATCTGGTAGTTATAAATCTTACCTCTGATGTCATCAATTCTGTCACCCAAACGATTGATTTCCTCATGAGCATCTTGAACTTCGTCTTCAGTCTCATGAATAATTGCTCTTAATTTTTCTATTTCATTCATTTTGTCGCCTTGTATTCTCTTCCGTCTTCGTCAATCTTCTTGACATTTTTTAATTTGTATTGTCCTGGATATACTTCTTCTAGTAACATCCATGCTTCTTTATGACTGATCCAATGGGGAGCTTTCACTGTTGCCCCGGTGGAATCTCTGACTATTTTGATGCTTCTCATTGCGCCGCCCTTATAATTGATTCTGCTAGATTTCGTATGTATGCCATGACAGCATTGGGATGTATCATTGATATGTTTTCATGATCTATAGTGTGTATTCTGTATGGTTTTGAATTATATATTACCCATGCATCACCCGGTGTTTTTTCTAGAACTCTTGTTTTCCTTACATCTTTTCTTGCTAGTTCGAATGCTGCGTACCAATACATATCAAAGCTGATGTCTCTATACCCGGCTCGCTTTAGTTTTAGTAAAGCGAGTGCTCTAAAGATCACTGTTCAACTCCTCCCACTTGGCATGCTTGAGCTTGATTGATTCCCAAGACATATCACGTAGCCATACGGCCACTTTGAAAGACAATTCGAATACCGTGCCATCTTCAAGATCAACGCTTATTGATTCGGCACAGTTGTAATCCTTGTAATTAAGCCATACAAATAGCTTCATCGTGCCCGGAGACACGGTATTTATAGTGAAGCCTTCCGTATTTACATTGCTTTCTCTGGTGAAGACATCGAAACATTCCTGTACAACAGCCTTATATTTTTTCATATTTTCTCCATAATGTAAGACCCTCGATTTTCACCGAGGGTCCTTTGTTAATCTTCGCTTTGCTAAGTTACTTCTTTGATCTAGTTGTTGTCTTTCTTGCTGATTGATCAGCTTCTGCTGCCACCGATGTTGATGCTGGTGCATTTGTTCTATTTGATTCACTAGTTACAACTGAATCAGAACTACCAGCGAAGTCACGCAGATGTCTTTCTAGATCTTTTACTCTTTTCTCTAAAGCATCAATTGTTGAATCAGCCTTTGCCAATACTTTTGATACGGCTTCTTCAGCATCGTGTCTATTTGCTTCAAAGAACTCATGTAGTCTACCCATATTTTCACCTCCCCGCGCGAGGGGTATTAATAGAGTACCACAATATGAACTAATGTAAACTACCCTGTGTATGGATTTCTCCATACACCACTTATAACAATTCTTTTTTGATAAGTAGTCTCAGTTCTGCATTTTGAACACATAATATACGTCTTGCCTTTACGGCGTGCATTATATGTTACTGCGCCACAACATTTTGATTTCTTACTCATTTCTTTTCAACCAAATCTCTCAGTTTTATTTTCTTATTGCAATTAGAACATATGTTTGTTTGCTTTCCACCATTCCATTTTATTGCAATTCTTCTCTTACAACACTTTGTTACTAATGCCATTACGATCCTCGAATATAAGTATATAACCAATATTTTTAATTGAACGACGCTTATTATAGGTTGGGTCCCATACCACCTTTAGATTATTATCGACCAATACGGCATGGTCGTTATTTCTTCCTGATGGAGATCTTCCCACACCTACCATTTTGTCAGGCAAATCAATCATATTGATTTCATCATCAAACAGTATGCTCATCTTGAAGCCTTTTTTATTTGCCCAAATCTTTAGCTTGGCTAACCAGTCCTTGGATGCTGATTGCTTGCCATAGAAGGGCACCTCGTCATAATTGATATCAAGAAGCTTAGATAAGCATGCTGTTAGACAACCGTCTTTTTTATAGTAGGTGATCCAATCACTTCTTCTTTTTGGCATCTTTCTTTAGCTTTCCTATATCCCTATTGAGCAACTTTATTTGTTCTTCTATCTGTCGCTTAAGTCCTACTGCCTCATTAAGTAATTTTTGATTTACTGGATTACCTTTTTGTAGAAGATTGATTGTTCTGATAGCAAATTTAAGATTTGCTTGATTCTTCGCTAGCTCTGCTTTCAGACTTCTCAGGTTCACTCAAAGGCTCCTTTGTGACATCAACTTTCGCGGGGAACGGAACTCTTACTGGTTGCCATCTAGGACTTACAGGAACCTTATCAAGCCAAGGATAGACAGCCCACTGATCCCATGTAGCAGTAAGAGTGATCTTCTGTTTTACATATTTCACTGGCCATTTTTTGACAATCCAACGCATAAACCATGTATCAGCATACATGTCTTTGAAAAACTGCCATGGATTCTTTGGAGTATTCAATACTTCTGTTCTTGTCTCAGTAAATGATGGAAGCTTTTTACCTAGAACCCTCGCATTAAGTTTATACAGAGATTGATCTCTAAGAAAAGACCAAGAATCTTTTACTATTGATTGCTCATACGTAACCCCTGGAAGCATTTCATTTTGAACGTACCTCGCTTCTTGAAATTGCAACCATTCAAAAATTTCTTCTTTAAAATAATCCATTATTTGTATGTTTCCCAAACTCTCTTGTTCCACTTTGCATCATACAAAGCGTGATGTTCGATTTCTGGTTTGAAATCAATTTTTCTATCTTTGATAATTTCTGTCTTCAAATCATGAGAAAACATCGGAATAGGTTGAGGCAGTTTGATCATTGGTCCAAAAATCTGAGCGAGTGCTACATGATCATAAGATACATAATAGCCCCAAAGTTCTACATGCTTTCTTTCGAAATATGTCCCACCATCTGAAATGAAATCGAGAACGTGTCCTCCCCAATTTTCGTAATCAACTCCATATCTATAAATGTCTTCTTGAGTGATGTGATCGCACACATTTACACAAAGCCAATTTGTTAAAACGGATGGATGCCCTCTCCATTCATATCCTTCTAAATCAATATAGGATTGCATGTACCCCCTATTGATTAAATATAAATCGCGGCCGTCTTCCGATGTCATTCCGAGCGAAATTGGAATAATTGTTGTTCCATCTTCCTCAAATTCTAAGTCATAAAAATATCTCTGCATTGCGCTCCTCGCGTGTATGCGCTGCCTGGTGCTCGTCCGCACACCCGATAGCGCAGTCGTATAATTGTTATTTTCTGTTAGGGGTGACGTCACCCTCAGTTTTTATAGGCTTTTCATGCGTCACCCCCAGGTGACACGTCGGGTGACATGCTATTTTCCTGGGGGTGACAACAAGGGTGACGTCGGGTGACGTCACCATCACAGCACTATCGTATAGGTGAAATCATCCTTTGTCAAGGACCCATCGGCTACCAATTTACCTAGCTGCTTATGCAACCATGCTCGTGATCTACCTGTTACAGTCAATACGTCTGATAGGTCGGGTGCATTGAATTGCATGACTCCAGATTCCTTAAATTCTGATATGCGTTCTTTAAGAACTTTGAGTGCTTCATCTGAAGCCATCTCTGTTTCTGCTTCATCAAATTTTAAGAAAACATTTTCAAACTGAGATTCCAATTCTTTTAATTCCTCTATCTCTATTACTATATCTTCTTTAAAGTCGTCATCTTCGACATCAACAATATGTGTTGGTTTAACAACAGTTTCAGACTTTTTACTAGCCTCGAATATATCTGCTAGACTTTCCATTGTAATTGGATCAATCGGTTCCATCTTATGAGCATTTGCTGCGTCATAAAGTTGTTGATCTGTTATCAAAGAGCACCTGAGTGCCTCTGTCCACATTTCTTGATCAACTTCTGGATGAACCAAATACGCATATCCAGGCTTACTATTGCGCCATACAGATGGATCTGCACCAGCATCTACAACGTCATCAGGGAGCGCAAATTGCGCATCTGCGATATCTTGAACACCAAAACACATAACAGCTGAGAATTGTGCTCTAGCTGCTGTATCAATTGCTACATAACTTGCTCTTTGAAGAGAAGCAGTAATTGCAATCCCAACAGAACGTGCCGTCTCCATCATTTTGATGAAGGCTGGATTATTGGCGATAAGCCCTGATGCCTCTTCAATATGAACATACAAGAATGTAAGTCCTGATTCTTCGTCCCATTTAGTCTTATTCATACTACCAAGTTTATCTGCACGATCCTTAATTGTTCTAGCAAATCTCTTGAATAAAGCCTCTGCAAGTGTTTCTTCTGATATAACTAGATGGATTCCATTTCTTGCAAGATTAAGAGTCTGATTCCCCTTGGTGATATCAATAACAATGAGTGCTGATTTTCTATGATTGAAGGCTCTTGCAAATATTACTTTTGCGCCTTCAGATTTACCAGATCCATTCATACCCTGGATTAACATGTGAATACCACCAAGTCGCTCTGAGTGTAGATTAAATTCAGCTGGATCACCAGTCTCATACTTACCTACAATAAATTTATCATTAGCGCTTGTTCTTTGTGTATCTGGTATATATGGAACTATTTCATTTAGTAAATCTCTTTTTGTTATTGTGAAATGACCTCGCGATGCATCATTTCTATCTGGTTTTATTTTTACTGCATTTTTTGGAGCCTTGAACAAACTAGCAAGATGCGTCTTATACTTTTGCGCATCATCAATTGTATTTTTTCCTCTTTTAACTTGGATTATGCCTTTAAATCTATCCTTTGTGTTTTCTAAAATAGTAGTCTTGGTGTCATCCAAGCCATGATCCTTAAAGAAGTCTCGCATTGGATCATCACGCTTCTCTGATTTAATAGCTCCTCGAATATTCCAAGAGCCACAGAGAGCTAGTCCAAACACAAGCCATACGAGCGATACAATTGGATTCCATGGGGCGTATAGAACGGCAAAGCCTAGCCATATGCCTACAGATGCCAACGTAAATACCGCATGAAATCTTCCAAAATCACGACGGGTTCTAGAGGCACGCCACATAAATATTCCAAGTGAGGCAGTACATGCTAGAACACCAATAACTATCCAGTTGTAGGGATTATCAAAATAATCAATATGCCCTACCAACCACAAAACGATAGATAGTATCGCTGTTCCTATCCAAGCTAGATATGGTTTTAACAACACCATACCGCTTGAGGTAATACTATCTATCGCCTTGTATTTTATACGTTTTGCTAAATAACTCACTTTATCGTGAAGTCCGGCTTCACTGCTTTCTTTACAGAAGCAGCCTCGGATAGTTCCATGGCAAAACGATTCTCAAATAGAGTCCAAGTTTTTTGCACACCACCGCCTGCTATTTTAAAGGCTTCAGCGACACCTTTTAGTGCAGTCGCAACAATTCTTGCTCGTGCAGTGTTTTTGATTCCTTTAACATTAGCCAGCCTTTGCTGTAGCATCTCGGCTGACCATGAGACTTCAGTGTAGAGGTCATAACACAAAACTTTTAGAGTGTCCAGGTATCTCTTCAGCGCAATATTGTCGCTGAGATCTATCTCTCCCAGTTCATCTATTCTTTTTGACACTTCTTCGTGTCACCTCCTTATGCGAGCGTAACATACATGATTATGTATGTCAACAAATAATTATGTACGTGGTGCTGATATTGGCGTAGCAGGTTTATCAGGTAGAACGATGCTCGTGTCTAGGTAGTCAGACGCTTGTCTAGTCTCCAATAACCTCTTACCTTCACGAAGAATATTTACAGCTACCTGATCAATTGTATTTAAGTCTGGTATTGTTGAATATTCTGGTAAAACTGTTGTGCCCTTGGACATTTTCGCCCAAAAGAGATTTGTATTAGTCTGATATGATAATTCAACAGTGTAAACACCTTGATCAACACCTGCTATACGACACCATTCTGATACAACAGCTGGTTTAATTCCATATCTAGGCATCTAGCCACTCCACGAGTGTCAGACCATTGTGGCCATGTATTCCTATGGCGTCTTCTATATTTTTCCAGAATACCATTGATGGTCTCTCACCGAGCCACCTTAAAGCCACAGTTCCATCTGTGAATTCAACACCTTCTACTACTACACCAGTGCCGGATACTCCACTGACGTCTTCCTTCCTATTTAAAACAAATCTTCTCAATTAATTTAACATTCCTTTTTCTAAATTTCACTATGAAGTGAGTATATAATCTTTCTTAAATTCTTCACTACCTACAAACACAACTGCTCCATTGGATTCAAGAACAATCCATTCCCCATAGTGGATATCACCATGTTCTGTTGTAATCCCTAGGCCACTAGCATCCGCATATTCAAAATTACCTTCGCTAGTCATCCATGCCCTGACAGAATCAACGTTTTCTTTGCTAAGTAATACGCAATCATAATTTAGTTTTGGTGAACAGCTTTCCCAATTAATGCGGTCTGGCTTAGATTGTGTCGTGACAAAAATCTGAGGGAATAAAAGATCCTCTGCGATTTTTGTCATAAGATCAAACTTTTTCTCTAATTGCAATTTGTCTAGATATTTTCCAATTTCCTCAAAAGAAGTCATTTTAGATATATCCTCCATCGTTCTTCCATCTAGTAATATACTCAACCCATTCTGGATCATATTGTTTTACTTCTAAATACTCTTCCCATTGCCAGGAACACTGCTCACATGGATACTCCTGCTTCGCCCCAGCGACGACAGTACAATTATTCTTCCAGTCACCATATTTACAGCCATGCCATTTACAGCAATGTGCTGTATGTGCATCGCCTTTATTCGAGTCCAATATTGCCATCAGCAGCCTCTACAATCTCCTTTAGAATGGTCGCAAAATCAAAGCAGGCCAAATCAATATCATAGCTTACATATCTTCCTTTGTTGGTGTAAGCAGAAATTGATACTTCAGCACTTGGCGGGGTCGCAAATGAACAATAACAATCTGGGTCTCTTCCTGCACAACAAGAATATCCCTCAGAGAAATTCATGTATACATCAATCTTGCCAATATCAACTTTTTCGCTCTGTTTAATATAAGGCTTCAATTTAATGAATCCCCATGTTTTCAGCGCCATATCATAATGCATTATCCATCCAATGTTAGGGGGCCGTAATCTCTTTCAACTACTGGCCATTTTAAACCAACATAAGCGAGGATGTGTTCAAAGTTTCTCATGGTCCAGCCATGATTGCGCTCATCCCATTTCCATCTATATCCATCGCTATCTCTAACCACATTGTCATGCGTTGGCTCTTGCATACTATCATCCTTATCCCCAAACTATATCGAGGATTGTAAAACTAGTATTATTATTCTTCAAGTATAAATGGAAGAGGACCCCACTGCCCAAGATTTTCATGCAATTCAAGCAATTGTTTCGCCGCTTCTTCATCGAAATGCAAAAGTAAATGCATGAGAACATCATAATTTCTCATCTGTTGAATGAGCAATAGGGTTAATAACTCTTCTGGATCTGGTTTTTGCTCTTTTAATTCACTCATGACTATAGACTAGTCATCTGACTCTTCAATGTCAAGATACAAATCGTCTTGAATCATATCATTGCCCTTATCAAGGGCGTCATATCTGTCATCAGCATCAACATAATATGATGTAATAAGAATTTCTTTTACATACACATTGACTTGAAATTTAGGCATCTAGGTCTTCGATCTCCCAGTCATATTCATGATGAACATCAGAGACCCACACGTCAAGTGCCATTTCTGGATCTTTGAGGAATTCTTCCTCTGTAATATCACCTAGATCATATGTTTCAACAATTTCTGGGAATGTCACTGTTACTTTCATTCATCTTCCTCTATTCTAGGCGGGATAGCAATAGGAATTGACCATCTCCATTGATTAATATTAATCTTACCTTTAGGCTTTAATCTCAAAAGAACTTCTTGCAGTTCATTTTGAGTCATTACATCTGCAAACTTTCTTCTACTGAAGATATTCTCTTCAAACCTATCAGTCTTTATGGTAGGTGGCTCTAACTGACCTTCCATACTTACCTTGTAATCACCAACTTCAATAGTGATTTTGGCTTCTTGGTAATCTTGACCGAATACATCTCCCAACATTTAACCTCCAAATATTGTCTTGAAGGTAACAGGGAATAGAGGTTCTGTCAAGTCCCTAAGGGCTTCTGCATATAATTGAAATTCCTTTTGTGCTCCGTGCTCAAGACGTTCTTGCAATAAGTGTATGAGCGCTGCGAGAGATATTGTGGTGCGTACACGAACATACATGCCATAGGCAGGAAGGAAGAGACGAGCTTGCTCAGCGCAGACTCCCATTTTCATCCAATATTCGTAAAACTCTACACCTCTTTCTACATATTTCATTAATTCATCAGTAGCGACCTGTCCAATTCTTGGATCTACTTGATCACCAGATCCTTGTTTGGAATTCATTGGGGCCTCGCGCCATTCAGTTAATTCAGGAATATAGAATGTGGGCTCTTCTGTCACATATCGACGTGATGTCTCATTCATACAAACGCCATCATCAATATGAGCAGCACCTACAATATATTTCCAATACTGGCGGGCGACCATGAGGGGCATATAAATCTCGAATTGTAACGTAGCCTGACGAAATACAGACATCTCGTTTTTGCGTACTAGATACGCCATCAAACGTTCATCACGTTCGGCAAGCGTTCCATCCTCATTTGGCTGGCACTCTTTATCATAAGAAACTCTAGCCGCTGAAATAATACTAGCATCATTTCCCATGTGGTTTAATAGGCCCACATAACCTTTATCAAGTACCTGGATATATCCATCAGGTAACGTCACTATAATTCTTCCTTTTCACTATATTAAATATACACTGAGAGGTGACATTAAATTCTTCAGCAATTTGCTTGTAAGTCTTTGCTGGATAAGAATCTCTGATGTATCTGACCTGATCAGCGGTAAAAATGCTATTTTTTGCTCTATAGCCTTGAGCTGCTCGTGCCTTTTTGGCGCTTGCACTACGAACTTCTGCAACCTTGTCATACTCATTTTGCTGGTGTGTGCCAAGTGCTATATTGGACTTGGAAAAATCCAAGGTGTTGCCGTTCAGATGACGGACGCATTCAGCGCTTATAGCTTCTTCACCATAAAAACAATAAGCTGCATATTTGTGTATTGGAATACCAAATACTCCATATTTATTACTAACTCCATCAAATCCAGCCACGCTGAATGTAGGATAGCGTTGTTCTCCAAAAAGTTTAACAGTTAGCGGTTTTCCCATCAATCCAATAAGATCACCGCTTTCCGTCACTCTGTATCCTTTTTGATATGCAAATTCAATTGCATTCCACATTGTGCTCATATACCATATGATATCACGCTGCATTTATTTATGCAAGTCACCAGGAATAATTCTGCACTAGATGTGCTATTTCTGCATTGTTTTTTACAATTGTGAACATATGCTTATTTCCAATACCTTTTGGTTTTCCAACCTCTTGCATGGCAAGAAACTTAATGTCTCTTTCATTTTCCTCAGGTTTGAGTGCAGGATTCCATGATTGTCTAAATGTTAATTTCTTTACAAAATCTCTACTTAAAAACCAGTCATGTCCACTACCTTCGCAAACGAGAACTTCTACGTCTTCCATCACTTCACGGTCCTATATTTAATAATAGTTTGTTCGTATGGTTCTACTTCTTCAATTGAAATATTGGAGTCTGGGTCTTGGTATTCAGTTGATCCCTCTTCCCAGGTAATTTCAACGAATGAGCCATCATCAAACTTCCATACGGCGCTTTTATATGTTGACCATCTGTCTTGACCAGCAAGGTCAAATGAGTCATCTAGGTAGCCATGAGGGTCAAAGAAGTCAACATCAATATCCCACATGTCTGTGTCATACGAACCATTCTTTTCGAACCATGCAATTAACTCTTGTGCTTTATTCATTACTAGTTTTCTTTTCCTCCGATTTAATTAAGAGACCAGCTCTTTGTAGTTCGTCTACGATTTTTGGTGTTAGATGAATCCAATAGTCTTCTAGGGCACCTTGCACATTGAGTATACCTCGATATGTTTCATCATTATCATTCGTTGCCTTGGCATGCGCAATTGCGCCCTGGATAAACTTATGCACCAGGGCGTCAACTATGCGATTGGCTAGTGGCTCATGTCTGGAAATCTTTTCCTTATTGGTGTTATACTTCATTCTTTACCGAATCTTCCCATGAAATGATTCTCCGCTGCGAGCAATGTTGCATCCAGCACATCAAACCATTCATCATATTTTCTATATGACTTGTCTCCATACCAGCTTTCTAAGGCACGGATGCCAGTCAAATAGTACTCAAAAAGGGTCCAGTGGCGTTGTGACATATTGTCCATAAAATATTCAGGACTTTGTAAGTCCTCGCATAGACCCATTTCGAGGTAAGATTCTAGATATTCGTCACCAGACACTAAATCCATCTTCCCACATCTCAATAAACTCTGTTGAGTCTGCTACAATCTCTTCGACTTGAGCCAAGGAGACAGCACCATTCTTCTGAATAAGCTCAAGTACATCTCTAAGAACATTACAGACATTGTCAACACGAGGATCGTCGTAGCCGTCTGGCATGCCTTTAACACCCTCAAGCAGCTTCTCAATCGTGAGAACTGGATCAACAATCGTGTATTTCATCTCCATGGCCTCAGACTCACAGGGATAAAATTCACCCTTGAGACCTTTAACTAGCCAATGGCCAGCAGGGACATTGAGCCACTGCTCTTCTAGATCATTGTATACTTTTAGGTACGTTGTGGCAGGATAAGTCTCAATCTCAGTGTACTGAAGTTTATCCTGAGGAACAAAGTCCAGCAGCTCTAGATAGCTTTCATAGGTTCCATCCCATCGGTATGGGGCAGACTGAATCTGAACCTTTTTTGTTTCCCAGGTAAGTGCCTTGTTGGTCATTTCTTCTCCATTAGTTGTTGTTGAATCTTTTCGATTCGGTTTAATGTGGACTTTAAACCTTCGTCTACTTCTCTGCGCCATGCAAAGGCAAGTTTTGCCTTAAGCTCAAAGATAGTATTTGAGGCACGTGCATATTGCTTATTAATGTGGCGCAGTTTGATCTTCGTATCATACAGTTCTTGCACTAGTTTATTAGTGATAAGAAGTTTTTTAATGTACTCACGGGCATATCCAGCGTTGTACATCGCCTTAACACCCAACACATGATTCACAAGCATTTTGGAATAACTAGATGAGATCTTCATGTCTTTGGTGAGAACTGTAAAGAGCTTTTCTTTTGCATCCTCAAGTTCGGATAGAGTAAGATGCTTTGAACTCCATCCTATTGTTTGATCCAACGAGGTAATTTCAGGAAAGTCCTCATATTCAATAGTCTCTGGCTCTTTTTCATCCAACGTTTGTCCACCGAAAAATATTCTTTTAATTGCTTTCATTATCCCATTTCCATATCCCTAGCAATGATGGCATCATATTGATCCCATTCTGATTGCTCTACTTTGGCAGCGATTTCATCCAATCTATCTGCCCACCCTCGTATCTCATCTCGCGGGGGTACGATGGGTTCACTATAGTACTGTCTGATGTCATGCGCAAGGTCTCGTAACCGATCTGAGATGTTCACTTACGCCCCCAGATCTTACATCCACAAAATTCCTTGACAATCATCTTAGTGCTGCAAACACTACATTGCCATTGAAGTCCCACTTTAGTAGGTTTAGGTGGTCTACATTGATGTGCCATTATTTCTTCTTCCAAACTAGTAATTTAAAAGTCTTGCTTAATGGTTGGGCAACCCACACCTGACCACAATCAAAACTCTTACACTTCCACTCAGAACCTTCTTTAAAGGTTCTTTTTCCAGGTATCATTTTAGGTGTCTCACACCTATGAAGAGCCATATTACTCCTAGAATGGCGGGGGATCAATGGCCCCCGCCCTATAATTGCGATACATTTGTAAAAACTCCATTATTTGTTCTGGAGTATATCTATTGAATTTGATATCACGTTCATCACATAGTTTCTCAAATTCTTTTAAAAGATCTATAAGTTTGATTACGTCATTGCGTGATATCTTAGCGCTCATTCAGTAGCGCTTCCTTACAAAGGGGATGATATTGCTTTTTACCAAAAGGCTTTGGATTATTTTTAATCGGCTTATGGCATCTCGCGCATATAATTGTTTTAGGCATTATTTCTTACTTCCCGTTCCACCTTGTAATGGATTTTGAATGTTTCGCCTTCTCTTATTCAGCATTTCTTTATTCTTTTGTTCCCAGTCATAATTTCTTGCACATTTAGGATGGAAAATCATTTGAATTGAATCTCTGTAAATAAAATTTCTTCCTACTTCTTGCCTACATCGAGAACACTTTATCTTTTTGGGCATAATTATCCTTAACTCTTAAAGATCTAACGATCTTCGTACTTTTCGTTGTCTTTCTGATTTTAGATACAACTCTGTACCCCCCTAGACTGGGGAGACATACACATAATATAGAAAATGTATGTCTTATGAGGACCACCGGTATGGTGGTGTCTCCCGGAACCAAGTCACTTAGGCCATCCCTCCTACCTCAGGAGCACGGTATTAATCGTACGGAGCGGGGTATCAGTACTTCATTTACTCACGTGTCATTCTTACTGAAGGGATGACTTCAATGTTGTCCAGTCTATCCTTTCGGACCCACACCAATCCTCGACTGTCAGATTTCTCTACCCGGTACAGTGGCTCTGGGATATACACGGGGTGACTGGTGGATACTGTATCGTAAAGTATACGGAACGCATGTATTTCTCACTAGGAGAATGCCTACTCGCCCGTTAGGCCCCGGATTTAGCTGTATCGCAAATGCGAGCATCACCTTCGGTCGCTATGACGGGCGAACCCCGTTTGTTTTTAAATTAAGTTGTATCTGGGCATAGCAAAAGCCCCTAGAGGAATTCGTGGTAGGAACTCTAGGGGCTTTCAAGTATTAATTGTACCTCAGGCGTCCCACCACGTCAACCTTTCGTTAGTCTAGCAGACTGGTCCGTCAGTGTCAAGCCATAGGGCATTGCTATTGCAAACGGATCATGCTACTATAGCAGTATGCCTGTTTGCGCAGGTCAAGGATAACACAACGGGACGGAAAAATCAATATGGATATCAGTTTTTACTGTGCAGAAGGAGACAGACACCTAAATGGTGGTTATGGTGTCGCTTCATATGGAATTACTACTTCTTTACAAAAATTAGGACATCAAGTTTATTTAAACTCTAGAAAACCACCAGTTCAACTCTTTTTTAGTTTTCCCAGCTTTTATTCAGATTTTATAATTAAGAAACAACATAAAATCCACTTACTTGTATGGGAGTCTACAGAATTTCCAGAGGGGTGGCAAGAGATACTTGAAGAAGTAGACGAGATATGGACTGCCTCTGACTGGTGTAAACAAATGGTAGAAGCTAATGGTTTTAAAGTTTCTCAAGTTTACCCACATGGAATTACAAGACAATGGAAACCGCTTAAAAGGAAGCCTCAAAATAAATTAAAGTTTCTTCATGATGGTGAACCAGCAGTACGTAAAGGTGGGCAATTGGCCTTTGATGCCTTCAAGGCAGCATTTGGTGATCAAGATGATGTAGAGCTGACAATTAAAGCTAAAAGGTCATCAAATATTAGAAAATACGATCTATATGGTTCAATAATCGGGGTCCCAGATGGTAATGTCAAAATCAGACCAGCCATCTTAGACATAGAGCAGATGCCTAGTCTATACCATGAACACCATGTAATGGTATGTCCATCGTTTGGGGAAGGTTTTGGGCTCCCAGCATTACAAGGTCTGGCAACAGGCATGCCAACCATTGCAACATCAGAATGGGCACATTATAGAGATTATCTGGGGGACTTGGGAGTAGAATCACAGTATGTAGATTCCCCCTGGCCACTTGTACATCCTGGCAAAGTAATCAAGCCTGATTTCGATGATCTTGTCGATAAGTATAGATTTGTCTATGACAACTATGATAGTCTGAGCAGCAAGCACTTCAACCAAGCCTTCGATATACATGAAGAATATGATTGGTTAAAATTGACAGAAAATTCTTTTAGAAATGTTACAGAGCAATTTGGCTCATAAATAGAAGTGGTATAATCAAAAGACGATGGAAGAAGAATCAAAACTTTGTTATTTGTGTGAAAGGACTTTAAATTTAACTGAATTTCACAGCAAAAGACGAGAGTGCAAAGACTGTTCTAAAGGTTTAAAATTGTTCTATAGATATGGTATAACTATGCTTCAATATCAAGAGCTATTGGAATCTCAGAATGGTGTTTGTGAAATATGTCAGCGAAGCCCAGAAGAAGTTGGAGTTTTAGCCGTAGATCATGATCATAGGTGCTGCCCAACAGAAAAAACATGTGGAAAGTGCATAAGAGGACTTATATGTACCTGTTGCAATGTTTCCATCGGAAGATTTAATGATGATGTGGCTCGTTTAGAGCGTGCAGCGCAATATTTAAGAAATTATGCTTGATTGGGACGGGGTGTCCAGGATGCCCTGTCTATTTTTATCTTTAAAAAAGGGGACCACTATGGTTAAAATTAATGAAAATGGATATTTAGATAATCCATACCAGCAATTTATGGCTACATCACGTTATGCCCGCTGGAATGACGAATTAGGTCGAAGAGAGACCTGGGTCGAAACAGTAGACAGATATATGACTTTTATGCGTGATCACTTAAAGTCAAACAATGATTACCTGATTGCAGATGAGGAATACAATGAGGTTAGAGAAGCAATTCTCAATCTACAAGTTCTCCCAAGCATGCGTGCGCTAATGACAGCAGGACCAGCATTGAAAAAAAATAACATTGCTGGATACAACTGTTCTTATGTTCCTGTAGATTCTCCAAGGGCATTCGATGAGACACTTTATATCCTTATGCATGGTACTGGAGTAGGATTCTCAGTTGAGTCAAAATATACAGAAAAACTACCCGTAATCGCAGATGAGTTTGAAGAGACTTCAACCATTATTGTTGTAGAGGATTCAAAAGAAGGATGGCAAAAATCCTTCAAGGAGCTTATTGCAATGCTTTATGCAGGAAACCTTCCTAAATGGGATGTTTCAAAAGTTAGAAAAAAGGGATCGAGACTGAAGACCTTTGGTGGACGTGCTTCTGGACCGGAACCATTGGTTGATCTGTTCGAATTCTCAACAAAGCTTTTTCAGAAAGCCAGGGGACGCAAGTTAACAACTCTTGAATGTCATGATCTTATTTGTAAGATAGCAGATATCGTTGTTGTTGGAGGGGTCCGTAGAAGTGCGTTGATCAGTCTCTCTGACTTAAAGGATGATGAAATTGCTCGTTCAAAGGTAGGTGCTTGGTGGGAGGCAAATGGTCAAAGAGCATTGGCAAACAATTCAGCAGTCTATGAAACAAAGCCAAGTCTTGGAACATTCTTGAGGGAATGGACAACCCTTTATGACTCAAAGTCAGGTGAAAGAGGTATCTTTAATAGAGAAGCCTCAACAAAAGCAGCCGCGAGATCAGGAAGGCGTCAAACAGAAGGAATTGAATTTGGGACTAATCCATGTTCAGAAATTAATCTAAGACCATATCAGTTCTGCAATCTAACAACAATAGCAGCATATGCAGAAGATGATTTGGATACCTTACATAATAAGGTACGTATCGCCTCGATTCTTGGCACTTGGCAGTCCACGCTGACTAACCTAAAGGGACTTAGGGCAATTTGGAAAAAGAATACTGAAGAGGAAAGATTGTTAGGTGTTTCTTTTGCTGGAGTGTTTGGCAATCCATTACTTAATGGCACTAAGAAGGGCCTAGATCAGCGTTTGGAAGAATTAAAATCAACTGCTGTATATACCAATTCGATTCATTCAGAAAAAATAGGTATACAGGCATCTACAGCAATTACATGCGAAAAGCCAGATGGCAATAGTGGTCAATTCTTAGGTATCCCATCTGGAATTCATCCAGATTTTTCACCTTTCTTCATCAGGACAGTAAGATCTGATAAGAAAGATCCACTCGGAAACTTTATGGCTGATGTTGGTGTTCCTCGTGAGGATGATGTGATGAATCCAGAAACTGGAGATGTGTTTTCTTTTCCAAGAAAAACAGCAAAAGGATCTATTACAAGAGAACAAATAACTGCTATTGAACATCTAGAACTGTGGCTTACCTATCAGAGACATTGGTGTGAGCATAAGCCATCTGTAACAATTAATGTTAAAGAGCATGAATGGATTGATGTTGCAGCCTGGGTTTATAAAAACTTTGATGAGGTCACAGGTGTAAGCTTCCTTCCGTATTCTGATCATACTTACAGACAGGCTCCATACCAAGAGATTACAGAAGAAGAATATGTTGAGGCAATGAAAACAATGCCAGAGACTATTCCATGGGAATTGCTTTCTCATTATGAAGAAGACGATGCAAATGTAATCGGTGGTAGAGAACTAGCATGTAGTGCAAACACTGGTTGTGAAGTAGTAGACTTAACAAGCAAGTAAAATCACCAAAAAGAGGCACCCAAAAGGGTGCCTCTTTTTGTTTGATCAACTTGACTTTTATCTGAATACGCCTACAATAGAAATAAAGAGAGGTGTATTTATTAAATGGTATGGAGTCCAAATCATTCATCTAGAAATGGAGCCACTGTAAAATATGTTGTAATTCATACAGCAGAAGGTGCAAGAACAGCAGCTTCTTTAGGTAATTACTTTGCCAACCCATCAGTTGATGCAAGTTCACATGTTGGAATTGACAATGGAACTATTGAGCAATATGTGCCATATGACAGAGCGGCATGGACACTATTAAATGGCAATCCAGTAAGTGACAACGCAGAATTGTGTGCATTTGCTAGATGGTCAAGAGATGAATGGTTTCAAAATCAAGGAATCTTAGATAGAGCAGCACAATGGATTGCTGATCGCTGTAGAGCGCGCGGTATTCCAATTAGAAAAATAACGCCCGGACAGATTGATGCGGGCTGGACAGGTGTTATCGGCCATGCTGATTGGACATATTCAGCAATTGGTGAAGGAGATCACACAGATCCAGGACCTAACTTCCCTTGGGACTATGTAATAGCAAAAGCCCAAGGACTAAATCCAACTCCAGGTGGGGGCGGAACAGGTGGGGGTGGAGGACCAGTAACTGGCCCAGCAACCACATTCCCTCTTCCAAGAAGTGAATATTTTGGTCTAATAACAGGTCCAGATGAATCACATGGTGGATATGGAGCACAAGAGCAGGTTTGGGTAAAGCAAATCCAACAAGCTCTACAAGCTAAAGGATTTGCACCGAAAGATGCTGGTTGGGCTGATGGTGTTTATGAACAACCAACTGCTGATGCGGTTGCTGCTTGGCAGAGAGCAAATATGCCAGGTACAACAAGATTCGGTGAAGTTTGGTGGGATGACTGGGAAGTATTGATTCAAGGAAAGAGCGGATCAAATCCAGTACCAACACCACCAAGTAATGTTCCAGCATGGCCCTTGGCACGAGACCACTACTTTGGTTTGGTTACAGGTCCTAACGAGTCTCATGGTGGATACTACCAGAACGAGCGTCAGTGGATTAAATTAATTCAGCAGGCCCTGCAACGTAAGGGATTTGCCCCTAATAACCCAGGATGGGCTGATGGGGTATATGAGCAGCCTACTAAGGACGCTGTAGCGGCGTGGCAACATGCATCAATGCCAGGCACTACCAGATTTGGAGAAATTTGGTGGGACGATTGGGCAGAACTGCTTAAATAAGATATAATATATGTACCGGTCCCGTTGGACGGCGGAAGTTCGTGTGAATTTCGACTATTGTTTAGGATACAAAAGAGGCCTTCGGGCCTCTTTTGCTTTATCTATTAATGGTTGTTATAATCAAATTATATGAATATAGAGGACAGAGTGAATCGCATGTCGATTGACTTGGAGAAACTTGTACAGAAGGCTGAGATATGGCAACTGTTATTTGATGAGTGCCCAATTGGAGTGGTGGTATTCACGGCAAATATGAAGTTCTTTCTAATCAATCCAGCATTTACAGAGATGTCAGGGTATTCAATAGATGTCCTGGGGAAAGATATAAAAGAAATAATTCCATCTAGATTTAGAAAGTTTCACAGAAAAATGGAAAAGCAATATGCAGACAGTCCAGAAAAGAAGGTCAATAGACATGGACTTGAGCCATATTTGCTCAAATCTGATGGAACTGAGATGAAAGTGGATATAGATTTATCATATATACAATATAATGCCAAGATATACTATGTGGCATTCATTAGAAGGATCACATAGGAGGTGTTATAATAACGATATGGCAAGTACTTTTACTATTCAATTACCAGCGGGTACAAATGTTACAAAATTAATAAACTTTCCTACGACAGGTTCGTGGTTAGGTGCTGTTGTTGTTTCTTGGGTAACACATACTACAAGTTTAACTGTTCATGAAGCAATATTTATAAATGAATATGTTCCAGGAAATCCAAATGTAAAAGGATATAGGCATGTCAATTATGATGGCGTGGGACCGACCTTTGATAGTTGGACACTTCCAGCAGAAACACGTATATGGAAGGTTATGTTCGCAGGAGAAACAATGTTTAAGCTAAGATATACATGTTCTAATGATGTTAGCGTTTCAATTGAAACAACTCAGACTAAATGGAATTCTGCAACATATCCATCATATTCAGCAACTCCGCCAACTCTATATAAGTATGATGGTAGATTAGAATGGGTTAATAAGTAAGTGATTAAATGAGCAATTATGATAGAATCGCTATTTCTGATAAACCAGACCTATATTTTTCCTCGAATTCTTCAAGTGATCAGTCTGGTACCCTACTTTATTCTCTGACTAATGGACTAAGTAACGTTGGACAACCAATCATCATCGGAAATCCATCATCTTGGAGAGTGTCCCCTACCGAATCATTGGTTATAGATGATAATCCAATTTTCTTTAGATCAAATACTCATCTAGAAGTTGTAATTCAAATGATACAGCCAACTCAAACTGTATGTGTATTTGGTGATTCTTCAGAATTTAATGGTATATTTCTAAGTCCAACCAGTGCAGAAATTAGATTTATAGATGCAGATTTAATTCAACGTTCAGCATCATTGTCATTTGATAAATGGCCAGAGAAGATGTACTTAACATTAGTATTTGATGAAACTTATTGCACATTAAGAATAAACGATAAGATAGCTCAAATAAGATATAGAGAGACTGATCCAGCATCTATTGCATCCATATCATTTAAGACTAGTAGCGGAAACACATATTACATTGATGGTCTTGGAGTATATTCTTCAAAATTCACAGAAAAGTCAGATTATATCAATGAGTTATATTTTGATTATCTAGATTTCATCAATAAGACTTTTTCAGCCACAGGAACACTTTTTGATGGATATAGAGAATTGTCAAGAAGACAGATATCAAGTACACAATTTTTTCAAGATCCAGTGGATAGTGATTATTATGTTTATACTATGACATTTCCGCTGGGCAGTGATGAAGATTTCAGTTCAATATCTATTGAGTCTAACTATAGAAGCATGGATATGCAGTATCAAACAAACGATGTGACTTGGGCATCTTTCGTTGGCCATGTATCTTTCACTCCATCCAGTGATTTTTTCTTATTACAAATAAGAGCAAAAACTGTAGATGTTCGTAGATCATTTATCTTAGATGTCTGCTCTACCTATGACGATAGAATCATGACACATAGTCCTGCAAAAATGACACCAAATGGTGGTCCACTTTATCCTGAGACTCATACGCTTTCTATTGTTAATTTTCCGGACGGTGTTGAACTATATAACATTTCATATCAGGGACAATGGATAGAATATATTCCCAATAGTGTAGAAATAGTCTTTATGCCAAAAGATTCGGGGAAGACTATTATCTTTGAAAGTTCTGATGGATCGGTTTCATGTGGTACTGGCGGATCAATCAGTGGATTTACAGCATATCTAAATGGTGTTCTTGTGACAGATTTAGATGATGTAAGATTAAATCAATGGAATCATTTAATAATTACCAAGATATCTACTGCTGCCAGTACATTTTATTTAAATAGCGATTCATCAAGAGCACAGCAAAATATCATAGAGTATTGCTTCTTGGCATCATATCCATCTGTCTTATCACTTGGTTCTGCTTCTCAAGCATATGCAATAATTGGTGGATTTCATAAAGCATCAATTACAGAAAATCCATCAGATATTGTAGAGGGTGAACTAGATGGAGTATCTCCATTTAAGGCTTATACGTATGCATGGGCTATTATTGGTGGTGGAGGAATATAATATTTATAAAAATGGTGACAATTTGCCTCATTTTTATAAATATTGGTATAATCTGGTTATGAAAAAGAATAAAAGTAAGATATCTGCGGTATCTGAAACTAATCTAGGTGTATATGTATGGCAATTGCCTGATGAAACATTTGTATCAGATGGTCAGGCAAATGTTATGAGTATCTCTGCTTTTAGAGGTGACTTGGCGGCAATTAGTGCAATAAGAAAAGCAGCAAATCATTATGGATTTGATGAGGGAACACCCGTCTTCCTGGAGGGTGCGAGAAAGATCACAGACGAAGAGCTTCAAGAACAGATATATAGAATGAATGAAGGTCTAGTCCCTGACCCATATGATATTGGTGTTTATAAGGAAGAGATGAGAAATGCCAATAGAAGAAGATGAAGATAGCTTTAAGCAAAGTGAATTAGTTCATGCTTACAGATCAAGATCAGCAAAGCTTGTATACAAGGGCGACGATTCAGATTTTGATATATTTACGCAACCCGGCGTCAGAAAGATGCAAGGGCTTGATAAGAACTTTATCCGTAGAAAGGATAGGGAACTTTCAAAGGCGTATACAAATCAATCTGGAAAAGCCAAGTCAAAACAGATAAATGTTGATGACATGTATGGCTATGATTATCTTGAATGTATTACTCCACCCTACAATATGGATTATCTAGCTAAACTATATGAAATCTCTCCTGCACATATGGCAGCTGTTGATGCCAAGGTTGAAAGTGTATTTGGACTTGGATATGATTGGATTGAATCTAAGAAAACAAAATCAGCAAGACAAAAAGTGAGAACAGCTTCAGGACTTAAGTCTTTGGACAAGGCTGTCCAGGATGCCAGAGATAATATTGAGGTATGGCTTGAAGATTCTAATAAAGAAGATGTCTGGGAAGAAGTCATGCGTAAAGTTGGAAAAGATTATGAGACAATGGGAAATGCTTATGTTGAAATTGGCAGGGATAGCCAAGGAAGAATAGGCTATCTAGGACACCTACCAGCTAAGTATGTGAGAGTAAGACGTAATCGTGATGGCTTTGTGCAGATCTTTGGAAATCGAATTGCATATTTTAGAAATTTTGGGGAGAAGACTTCAAATCCCATAGGAAGCGACTCCAATCCAAACGAGGTTATTCACTTCAAGAAATATTCACCCAATGACAACTACTATGGCATTCCAAATATAATCGCTGCCAAGAATGCACTGGCAGGGAATGAATTTGCTTCCAGATACAATCTTGACTATTTTGAGAATAAAGCAATTCCAAGACACGTTATTATTACGAAGGGTGCAGCATTATCAAACCCGGCTATGAACACTCTTGTTGAATTCTTTGAGACAGGTTTAAGAGGACAGCACCACAGAAGTGTCTATGTTCCCCTTGGATCAGTAGATGCAGAGATAGAATTTCATTCAATTGAAGCAGGCAAACAAGATTCCTCATTTGGAGACTTCAGGGAGTCAAATAATGAAGAGATCTTTATGGCCCATAGAATTCCATCCACACGTGCTGGAGTATTTAGTGGGAAGAGCACTTCTCTAGCAGCATCAAAAGATGCGGATAAGGTTTTCAAAGAATCATACTCACGACCAGAGCAGGCGATCTTTGAAAAGAAAATGAAGAGAGTTTTCAAAGAAATAACTGATATAGTTGAATTTAAACTCAACGAACTATCACTTGTTGACGAAGATACTCAATCTCAGATTGATGATAGAAATGTCAAAAATGGCACTTTGGTTCCTGATGAGGTTCGAGCACGTCGTGGACACCCAGCCCGACCAGACGGTAAGGGTAATGAGCCTATGGTTATGAGCGCTCAACAGCAGGCAGATGAAAAGGCAAATGCTATGAAGACAAGAGAGCGTGATACGCAAAGATCCAATAACACTTCAGATTCTGCCAATTCAAAAACTGGCAGGAATGCAAAGGGTGAAGGAAGGAAGACTCCATAATGTTTGATAAGGCTGCTAGTAAGATGTTAAGTCCTATTAATACTGCTGCTGTAAGCATATTAGGATTCTTTAATATACTCATGGGCATCTGGATCTCATTACCATTTGATTCACTATATGCTCCAGATAGTTTTCCAGAATGGATAATAGCAGCCGGGATGCTAATAATTGGCACCTTTATAATAAGTGGCTCAATTAAAGAAATATATAGAACATTAATAATAGGGACACAATTGAGTTTCTATTACTGGTTTCTTGCGATGGGAGGCCTACTGTTTGTAAATTGGCATGATCCGTCATGGATAGTAGCGTTGATGATAGCATCATATAGTTTATTCGTAGCTGTCAATATTAAAGTGAACAAGGATAATTTGCCTTTTAAAAAACAGTAGTTTATAATCAAGCCATCATGAAGATAGAAAAAGCTCTATTGACTGCCACAGAGAATGAGATCAATATTAGTGTACCTTTCACTAAATTTGACAAGGCGAACAGAAAAGTTTCTGGGTTTGCTACTCTAGACAACATTGATCAATCTGGTGATGTTTTAACATCGGAAGCCAGCATTCAGGCATTTGAACAATTCCGTGGAAACATCAGAGAGCAACATGACAGAAGCAAGGCCATCGGTAAAATGGTTAGCTTTCAACAACAAGACTTTTATGACCAAGAGACCAATAAAATGTACAGCGGTATTTATGTTACCGCGTATGTATCAAAAGGAGCACAGGACACTTGGGAGAAAGTACTTGATGGCACTCTTAGTGGATTTTCTGTCAAGGGTGCAATTGTAAAGCAGCATACAGAATATATCCCACAAGAAGATAAGTCTATTCGTTTTATTGATGCCTATTCGTTAGAAGAATTGAGTCTTGTAGACTCTCCTTGCAATCAACTTGCTAATGTCTTTTCTATTGAGAAAACAGCTGATGGCGTAGAAATTAACGTCACAAATGAAGTTAATCTAGAAAACGTCTTTTGGTGCGACGAAGACGCAATTGCTGTACTAAGTGAAAATGAATCTGCTAATTGCAGCAAGTGTGAGACTCCAATGAAGAACGCAGGTTGGTTTGAGTCTGTCGCCGGAGAAGATAAGGTAGAAAAGATGAAGGAAGTATTGATTGCTTCTGGATTTACAAAAAGCGACAACGATCTGCGTGAAATGAAAGGAGGTCCAAAAATGGCGGATGAAGTAAAAAATGATGAAGTTGTAGAAAAGGCTGCTGAAGATACAGTTGAAGAAGTTGTAGAAGAGGTAGAAAAGTCAGCTTCAGAAGAAGTTGAAGATGGTACAGAAGTTAAAGAACCAGATCTTCAGGGAATTGCAAAGGCTCTTGATGAGATTAAGGCTACACTTGCAGGCGTAACAGCGGCAGGTAGTGAAAAAGAAACAGCCATTGCAGATATTAAGACTACCGTAGAAGGTGTGCAGAAGAGCGTTGAGACACGCATGGAAGATCTTCTAAAGGCACACACAGAACTTGCCGACGACTTTAAGGCACTTAAGGAAGGCCTAGGTGGTGTTGAAAAAAGACTAAACATGGTTGAGTCTTCTTCAGCTATCAAGAAGTCTGCGGATGTTGAGACTGGCTCCACATTGGAGAAGTCACACAAGCAAGAACAAAAGCCCTTCTGGTCAAATGCATTCCTTCCTAATGAGCTTGACTAAGAATAAAAATATGGAAAGAAAGGAGAGTTATACATGAGCGAAAATATTCTTGAGAAAGTAATTCGTACTACCGAAGTTGGTTCGGGTGGTGGTGGTCTACTTGCTCCAGAACAAAGCAATAAGTTCATCGACTATATGTTTGATGCTACTGTTATGCTTAACGACTGTAGAACCATTAGAATGCGCTCTGAAGTAGCAGAAATCGACAAGATTGCAATTGGTCAGAGACTAATCCGTGCAGCAACAGAAGCGGTCGACACTGGTGAGAACGTTGGTGTAACATTCAGCAAAATCTCTCTAGTAACTCGTAAGATTCGTCTAGACTGGGAACTTTCAAGTGAGTCACTTGAGGACAACATTGAAGGAGATGCCCTTGAAGACCACATTGCTAGATTAATGTCTACACAGTTTGGTAACGACCTAGAAGATCTTGCTATCAATGGTGACACAACATCATCAGACAAGACTCTGAAGATCTTTAATGGTTGGTACAAGCTAGCCCTAGCGGGTGCTCACGTTGTAGATGCTGGTGGTGCACAACTTGACCTACCAATCTTCAACAAGGCTCTAAAGGCTATGCCAAGAACATATATGCAAAAGCGTGTCGGTTTGAAGTTCTACACAGGCTCAAACTCAATTCAGGATTACCTATATGCTCAGGCACAACAGGGTAATGGTGCATGGACAGGTCCTATTTCAGATAGAATTAGAGAGCAGGGTCCAGTACGTACTGAAGGTGCTAATGGATTTGTAGCCGGACGTCCGTTCGGTGTTACATTGCAAGAAGTTCCATTGTTCCTAGAGTCAGAAAATGCAACTTACTCAGGTGGTACAGGTGACCACGGCCACGTGGAACTAACATTCCCGCAGAACCGTGTAATGGGTATCAAGCGTGAAGTGCAGGTATTCCGTGAGTTCCAGCCAAAGAAGGATGCGATTGAATATACAACATACATCCGTGCTGGTGTAAACTGGGAAAACCTAGACGCAGCAGTTATCGTTAAGAACGTTAAATTAGCAGCGTAATATAAGTTTGGTCGGTGAAAGCAGGACTACGGTCCTGCTTTTCCCATTTCTATGATACAATCAATGACGGAGGTAATAATGTCATTTACAAATATGAAATTAGAAGATCTGCAAAAAGCAGCACATTTTTTTGAAATAGAAATAACAGAAAATGATACCAAGAAAGAAATTATACTAAAACTGCAAGAGAGTGGCAAAACATATGCCATGTGGAAGAGATTCACAGAAGGTGAAGAAGAGGCTAAACCAAGTGAGGTTGAATTCAAATCTACGTTATTGCTTAAGATGACTAGACAGAATCCTTCATTTGAAGTATTGGGATATAAATTTACTAGATCACACCCATTTCAAGTTATGCCTCAAGAAGATGCTCAAAGAGTAATGGATTTGTATGATGGCTTTGCAATCGCAACTCCAGATGAAGCGAAATCTTTCTATAGTTGATAAAAGTCCCTCAAGCAGGGGCTTTTGCCTTTTCTGGGGTGCTATGTTAAAATGACTGTGGTGAACTATAAATGAAAGAACTTTTAGTAAATAATTTATCTACGGTAGAATATATAATATATGTAGATGGAATAGAAACAAATGCTGATGGATCAGTAATCGCAAAGGCATTTTTAAATGGTGCTACAAGTAGTACTACTCTTACAGTAACTTCCCCTTCTACTGGAAAATACAAGGCTCTAGTGCCTATGTCTATGGTTCTGGAGGAAGGCGAGGTTAGAATAGAGTGGTCGTTTGCTTTACAGTCTAATCCAGTAGTTCTTTCAGAATATTATGCAGTAGTGACACCGTACGCCCCTTGGAGTTATTTTAAGGGTAAAGCACCTTACGCTGATTATCTAGAATGTGAGCGTGTAGCCAGAAAAGTTATTGATTGGTATTGTGGTCAAACTTTTGGAAAAATAGATGCAACATATTCAGTAGAAGGATCAGATACTAACGGATTAAGACTACCAAAGAGATTGATATCTCTAGTTGAGGTAAGATGGGAAGATGTATACACCAATCCTTCAGTTATAGTCGCGCCAAGTCCTTACGATGGATGGGTTGAGTATACTTGGGAAGTTGTAGCTGATGGATGGATTTTAAGAACTCCTAGATCAAGAAAGAGAATTGATGCTGTTTATCCATCAATATTTTCATTCAAGAGAAATACTACCTATAGCGTAGAAGGTATGTGGGGTTATAGCTCTGTTCCTACAAATGTAGAAGAAGCAGCTAAAATAATTATTGCAAATCTTCTCTGTAAAGATCAAAAATATAGAGATAAATATCTAGAATCTATTTCAACCGGGGACTGGGATATTAAGTTTATGAAAGATGCCTTTGAAGGAACAGGAAGCGTAACAGCAGATCAGTTGCTCAAAGATTATAGAATGTTCCCAGGAATAGGAGTAATCTAATGCTCGGAGGATGTCTTTTTTCTACGCGATATACAATGACAGCCGAAGTATACAGAAAAGATCGTACCACTACAAAATCTGGTCAGGTAAAATCAATATGGGTATTGGATACAACTGTAGGAACAGCCGGGGTTATAGATTGTATAGTCATGCCATTCCTCTCTGATAGTTTTACAAGACAAGGAACTGGAGAAGAATTTGGAGGAAAATATCTAAGCATTGAATTCCTACAGATGACAAGTGGGGTCAATCTGCCAAAGAGCACTCAAATAGCTAATATAAAAAATAAAGCCGATGGTGTTCTCATCTATAAAGATCTGGAATTTAATCCAACCCCAGGAACTTGGTTTAATACGTCGGGTTCTGCACCAGTCATAGGTCCGTTTGGTGAAATATCAGAATATAAGACCTTATTATCAAGAGCGGAGACACAAGGTGGTGTTTAATATAAAAGCAGAGCTTGATAAATTTAGAGAAGTTGGGGTCGCTGTTAGTACTATCGAGGCCACATTGAAATCTGACAGACATGTAAGTTCTCTTATTAAAGCGGCACACGAAGTGACAGCAGGTGAGTTCGTTGCACACATGTCAGGAGAGGCCTTGAGGAGTCCACAGACATTATCTCATATGTATGAGTGGGGTCAGGTGGGCGACCCAAATGGAAAACTGTGGAGACACATTATGAAGGGCAATGGAGCCAATAGATCTGCTTTCTTTGAATTCAAAGCCTCGAAGAAGATAGTGCCCGTCGATCCAAGATTACAAACTGTTGGAGTAAAAAAGATACATGTCTTTGTATGGAAAGCTATGGTTTTAGAAAATGGTCTTCCAGTAAAGATATCCCCAAAACTTGCTAAGTATCTTGTATTTATCTCAAAAGATCAGACATCAAGAGCATCAAGTTCAGGAAACGGATTTGTAAAAAATGGTATTGTATACTTTAAAGGAACAATCTCAATCGCGAGAGCTGGAAATCAGAGAATCAATGGTTCATTTACTAGGGAGTGGACTGAATGGTGGAGGAGTGGCCAGCCTGAATTAGCAATCAGGAAGAATCTAACAAAACCAGCGCTTGATGCAATTAAAAAAACCTTTGCTGAGAAAGTAAAGAGTTTTGCTAATTTAAAGGAAAAAGAAAAGAACTTTACAATTACAGCAATTGTTCCAGATAGATTGATGGAGCAAAAATTTCAAGAAACCTTACAGAAAAATTATATAGCAGCAGCTGCTAGTAGAAGGAGTCTGATGGAAGATGGCTGATCCAAAATGGAAAGAAAAGTATGGTGATTCTCCAGTATATTCCATTAATAAATTTATTCAAGATAAACTTATTGAGATGGAATTTATTGATATGACAAAGTATGTCAGTGATTTTACTGGGGATGCGAATACAGTTCTTCCATTCCTAATACCTGGGCAAGAATTACCTGAAGTAGAAACTATCTATGATCAAGATGGATACAAGGATCTAGCATATGGAATTTACTCAGTATCACATAGATACAGCCCAGATGAACCATATATGATGTGTGGACAGATATCTTACACATTCTATCATGGAGATATAGATACATTGATGGGTCTGGCTGATTATATTGTTGATATATTGTCAAGAGAAGATTGGGCAGCAAATGATATAAATTATCATTTTAGATCAGATTCGACATATCCATTTGAATTCAAAACAGTATGTGTACTTACTTCTGCTGGACCTGCACCCTCAGAAGACGAGGGTGGAAGAAATTCCTTTATGATTGTAGTAAGATATGACACTACTTATGAAGGCACAGGAAGAACATTTACCATGAATCTTCCTAATGGATCTATTTATATAGAGCAAGGCATGAGATAGATTTGCACAATAATTCTTGCGATGAGATAATTTACTTTAGGAAGAATGCAAGACTTTAAGGATATAAAATAGGAGGTGAAATTCTAAATGGCAAGACAGGATCGTAATATTCTTGTTGGAGCTGCTGCGGTATTCCTTTCAACAGATGACTCAACAGAGGCAGGATGGGACACAGTAGCGTTACCAGCAACATCAAGTGGTGTTCCATATGCAGACACCCTGAGAAATGATGCGGATTGGGTGTACACAGGTTATACATCAAACGGTGTTGAATATACATATACCCCTTCTTATGGTGAAGTAGAAGTTGACCAGTTGCTTGACGCTGCGAAGTTGTTCAAGCAGAAGATGACTGCTTCAGTTAAGACTGAATTTGCTGAGGCTACACTAGAAAATCTATTGGTGGTTTGGGCACAAGGTGGATCTTCACTAAGATCACCACAGGGTAGTCCAACAGCGGTAGACCTTACTGGTAGAACAGTAGATCAGACAAAAGACTTTAATGGCGTTACAGTTCCAGCGGACGAACAAGTTCTAGGTATGGAAGCTGGTGCGCTTGGTATTGACCCAGTAGAACGTCAGTTAGTGTTCGTTGGTAATGCACCACGTACAGCCGTAGGTAATAAGAAGAGAGAGCGTATTTATCACTTAAGACGTGTTATCTCTGTAGAAGCATCTACGCACGGTCTAAAGCGTAATGACTCAACACGTTTCCCAGTTAATTTCCGTTTGCTACCTGCTGAAATATCAGGTGCAGAATATGGAACAATTAGAGACAGAGTAATTACTCCGTAATTTACTTAAGCGAGACCCCTACCAAACGGTAGGGGTCTTTGCTATTTGCACATTTGGTTACCCCATGTTAAAATTATTTCATAAATGAAAGGGGTTTAAATGACCAAGAAGGTTTATGAAGAAGACCAGGTAAAGCTACAAGGGTGGCAAAAACCAATTGTAATTAGACCATTAGTTATTAAACAATTTAGAAGAGTAGCAAAAGTTTTAGATAATATTACAAATCCAGATGAAGAACACAAGGATTCAGTAGTTGTAGATATCTTGCTAGAGGCTACAGCAATAGCAATGGAAACATTTGAACCAAAGCTATCTAAGGTTGAAGACCTAGAAAATCATGTAGACATGGCAACAATGGAACATATTCTTAATGTTGCAACGGGCGTGAAGCTAAACGACCCAAATCAGACAACGGCGTAGGCGATGAAATAGATTTAGTCGATTTAGAAGCTGAAATCTTATATTGCTATCCAGGCATGTTTAAGAATTTTGATGATCTGGAAGCAAATCTTACAAGGCAAGAGATCGTTAAAATGCTAGAGAAATCGAGAGAGAAAAAATATGATGATCAAAGATTTGCAGCGTCCTTGAAAGGAATAGATCTTGAAGAAGGACGATCCACAGAATTTGATGAAATCAAACGTCGCGCCGAAGCAAAAGCAATGGGAATATCCGAAGAGCAATATGAACTCTCAGGGCATTTCAATATTATAGTAGAGGATGAATAAGAATTACTGAAAACATCAGCATAAGGTTTACCGGCTCAGCCGATTTTAGCCAGGCGATGGCAGAGCTTAATGCTCTTAATGCTACAGCCGGAAATCTAGAGAAACGACTACAGACTTTAGGCACTAGTCGTTTAGCTGGTGGTACTCTTATTCGTGATTTACAGTCTGTCGCAGCACCTAAATTCCAATGGGATGAGGGTTTGCGACAGACTGATCTATTTGTAAAGAATCTACATCGTGGCAAGATGGAACTCCAAGGAATTACAGATTTCATGGAGAAATATAGAAATCAATCTAGAGATATTGCAGAGAATCAAACTAGACTTGCGAATGCAGTTTCTAGAACAGGCTCAAGTGGACAGACCCAGATGTATCTTCCATCAGTCTCTGATGTTAGAAACTCTACTATGGCATTAGAAGCCAATAATAGACAAATAGGTATTCAAAATGAGATGCTTAAGGTTGCCTCTACTGAAGTTCAAAACTGGGGTAAGAATATGCAGTGGGCTGGTAGACAGCTCATGGTTGGTTTCACTATTCCATTTGCAGCAGCAGCAGCCGCTGCTGGTGTTTATGCTTATACTATTGATAAAGAGATAACCAACATTGCTAAGGTTTATGATGGAGCAAAAGAAGAAGTAAAAGGACTAGCAATGTCTACCTCGCAATTTGTGACATCAACAATGGGAGCAACTTCTAAAGCCACATTGGATGTTATGGCACAGCTTGCTGCTGTTGGTTTAAAGGGTGAAGAACTAAAGCAGTCTACAATAGAAGTTCAGAGATTGGCAACACTTGGTGAAATGGATTCAAGTGTTGCAATGAAATCAGTTATTGCTTTACAAGCAACATTTAAAATGTCTGTTAAAGACACAGCAAATGCTATCAACTATATGAACTCTGTAGAAAATGCTACATCTCTACAGATGCAAGACTTTGCTGAGGCTATTCCAAGAGCAGCGGCTCCAGTTGCCCAATTGGGTGGAAGTTTGCAAGATCTTGGTACAATTCTAGTTGCATTAAAGGAACGTGGTGTAGACGCAGCCGAAGGCGCGAATGCTATTAAGACTTTAATGAACAGATTGATTAATCCTGCTGAACAAACAAAGCAGGCGTTTAAGTCATTAACTGGAAAAGATTTACCTGAGTTTATCAAAGAAACAAAAGGCCAGTTGATGCCAACTATGCAGAAACTTTCTGAAATCATTCACAACGGTAATCTTAGCCTCCTAGAGCGTCAGCAGCTTATTGGTAGATTGGGTGGTGCCTACCAGGTAACCCGCCTAACAGCAATTTTAGATGGGTTGTCTGATAAAGGTGGCCAAGTCGAGAAGGCCTTCCAAGTTGCCGCAGAAGGCGAAAGCAAGTGGGCTGCTGTAGCAGCACAGGAGCTTGCAACAAAGACTTCAAGTATATCAGGTCAATTTACAATTGCTGTTCAGAATTTTAAGAATCAACTTCAAGGTTTTGGTGAGGTTGCACTTAAAATGGCAACAGGATTAATAAACATAGTAACAGATATCTTTGGAGCATTAAATAAACTACCAGACGGACTTAAGCAAGTTCTCATTTTTGGTGCAAGCTTTTTAGCCGTAGCTGGTCCTCTAGCTATGCTTGTTGGTATTTTTGCAAACTTCGCGGGTACGATTGGTAGAGGTGTTGCTTGGATTTCTAATCTTAGCTCTAAGCATAAGAGCTTAACTATTGAACAGAAGGCTGCTGCAATAGCTTCTGGTGATCTGAAGAATAAATTTATGTCAGAATCAGAAACTGTTCAAGTACTTGTTTTCCAGCTGGAGAAGCTACAAAAGGCATATCTTGAAACTGCACAGGCTTCAGCAGTGGCTAGTACATCATCAGTAAAAACAGCACAATCTCAGAATCTAATGAGAGCTTCAGATAAAGCTCTTGATAGAGAAAGAGCTGAAGCACAAAAGCTTGCATTGCTTATGTCTCAGCAGCAAGAATTTGTTAGTAGGAATAAAGGTGTTCCGAGCCGTGGTGAAATCGACCAAGCGGAAAGAATGGCTTATTTAGAACAAGCAAGAAGAGATATACTTGCTAATCCAAAATATACTGCACAAAAAACAGGTGCGATTTTCGATCCTGAAATGCGCAAGAAATATGATGATCTTGGTAAAGAAATGGCTACTGCTGATGGAATGCTTCTTGCCGAACAGAGGAAGCGTCAGAATGCATATCTTGATCAGCAAAATAAATTAACGCAACAGATTAAAGATCAAGAGAATGTCCTGACTGGAGCTATTAAACATAGATCGCAAGTCACTAGAGAAGCATTAGCTGCTGAAAATGCAATGCTTATTACTGGTCTAAAGGAACAGGCAGGACATGCCGCTGCTCTTTCACAAGCACGTACTGGTTCAAATCCAAATGAAGTTATGTTCAATGGAGCAAGATATTTCCAGTCAGCTGGTGCATGGAAGAAAGAAATGGACGGCAAGATAATGGCTGCCCCAGTTGAAGAAGCAAAGGCTTTAAATTCTGGATTCCAAACAGTTGCAACAACAACTGGTAAAGTAGCGGATAATATTGAGAAGTCTAGCATAATGACTAAAGTATTTAGTCAGGAAGCTTTGCTTGCTGTATCTGCTGTTACAGCCATTGGTGCTCAGGTAGCAGGAACAAATAGTGGTCTTGCATCATGGCTAAACTGGATTGCCATTGGAACTGGAGCATTATCAATAATGATGCCTCTATTCGAGAAGATAAATCTCTTTTCAAGGACAAGCAACTTTTTTGAGAATATGCTAGGCGGCCCTGATGGAGGTAAATCAAAGATCGCCAAGTTGGGTTCAAATCTTATGGAGAAAATGTCCACTTTTGGTAAGGCAGCGGCAGGATTGTTCTTTAATCCATGGACTCTTGCGGTTGCAGCAGTAGGTATTGGAGCATTTGCAGTCTACAAACTTGTTACCGCTGAAGGCGAAAGAAATCTTGAACACATGCAGAGACTTGCAAATACAACTGATGGATGGATGAAAACTCTTGGAATGGCTCAAGTAAAATGGGGACAGATCAAGGATTCAACTGGCCAAGTAAAAGACGATATGCAGGCTATGGTTCAAAAGGTTCGTCAGGACAATGCTGACCTTGTAACTGAAGTGAATAGAAGAAGCGGTGCAGGACTTGATGATCTTCTAAGAAGCCAGGTTTACAGATTACAGGGTCAAGGGCTAAATCAGCAGGACATCATGAAAAGCATGGAAACTCTTCTAATTGCAGCTGGAAAAACTAGACAAGACGTTGATAAAATACTTGGAAATATCAAGGTGACGTTTGACTTCAAAACACCAATATCAGATCTTGATGTGTTCTTAAAGGATGCAAAAGATAAGATGTATGCTGCTGGAATTTTCCGAGGAGAATTCCAAGGAAAAGAAGGAATCTTTGAACAGGGTTTCAACCCTACTCGTCAAGGTAGTGCACGTTTAGATCAACTTACATCAGATATTATGGGTAAAATGGTTGGTCTAGACGATACTATGCAAAAGGCAGTGGCGGAAAAACTTGCTCAACAACTAAGCTCTGCAATGGAACAAGGCTTCAAGGATTTAAAGAGCAAATATGGAGATAAACTAAAGAATACTTGGCAGGAGTCTGCACAGGATCTTCTAGAATTTACTCCAGGTAGTGGATACTTCCCTAAGCAAAGAGAAAATGCAAATGGTGGCAGGGCACCAGTAACTCCAGTGCAAAGAGATTTGGCTCTACAGCTTAATACAAATAGAGATCTTGCATTAAAGCTTGCAAAGGCTATGAATATTCCAGATGATGTTGCTAAGAAGTTCAAGACATTTAATGATATTCTTCCAATGATTGGAAATAGCACAAAGAGTGCAACAGATGTTCAGAAGCAATATAACGATGCAGTAGAGAAAGCAGAAAAACTTGGTGGTAAATTAACTGAAGAGCAGAAGAAGCAAATGGCCGCTGCCTATGCAGCAGCTAGAGGCTTGGATGCTGCAAAATTAGCTGCAAACGGATACTCTCAAGAAATTGATAAGAATGCTGATGCTATTAGAGAAAATAACCGTGGTATTGAATTGTTCTTAAGCAACTTAAGAGAAGTTCAAAATGAACATGGCAATTTTGATGGAGTAATCAGTGGTTCAAGTTCTTTCTGGGAAAATAGAGCTGACTCTGAATCAGGTTTTGGTGGTTTAAGTGGTTCACCAGAACAACAGGGAACCATGCTCAATGATCTAATGAAGAGCGCTTATGGTAACACTATGAATACCGCCTTTGATCTTGCCTCTATGCAGGCTGAACGTCAGTATCAAGCGCGTATGGATGGAATTACTGGTTATTATGAGGGCATTAGAGATAGACTTCAAAATGAGTCTAAAGCTTTAGATAAAGGCTGGCAGGATAGAATGCAAGCCTTCTCTGACTCATGGAAAGATCGAATTGATTCGACAAAGCAAAGTTTTGAAGACCGCCGCGATGCAATACAGGCGGAGATTGATGCGATTGAAGATCAAAGAGATGCAAATAAAGAACTTGATGATCAACGTCAAAAGATGTTCGAAGCGGAAGAGAAAAGAGTTGAAAGGCTTACTGAGCTTGCCAACGCAAATATCAAGTATACTCGCGCCCTAGCTTCAGGTAATCTAGATGAAGCAGCAATGGTAATGAATAATACTGAGCGACTGCAAAGTGCTTGGGGTTCTCAGGATTCGAAGGCCTCTGCTGATGATAAGTCAAAGGCTAGAGATAAGGCCGATAAAGATCGTATTGATGCCTTGAAGAAAAAGCAAGATTCTCTTAAGGATGAAGAAGAGGCTGTGATGAAGTCTCTTGATAAGCAACAAGAGATGGAGAAGCGTGCACTTGAGCAGCAGAAAGATAATGAGCGTGAACGACTACAGAACCGTATTGAAGGACTAGCAAAAGAGCAGCAGGCTGTTGAACAGTCAGAAAGAAGAAAACAAGAGCTTGATAGAAAGACTCTTGAAATTCAACTTGCCACTTTAAAAGCTTTTGTTCCAATGAATGAGACACAACTTTGGGAGCACATTGCCAGAGTACAAGGTGCCTATGGTCAACACGGAGTTCAGTTGCAATTTAAAGGTACACAGTGGGGTCAGATTGTAGGATCTGCGCTGTACAATAACGTAGAATCTGCACGAGTACAGTTGAGCAATAACTCTGCTTGGCAGCAGTCAGGTGCTGCTATTGGTGATGCCATTTCAAAGGGTGCATTTGGTCTAAGCTTAGGTGACTTCTTCAATATGATCATTACTGGTCAGCCACCAGCAGGTTGGAGACCGCCAGGTTCAAGCGCAAGCTATATACCACAGACTCATAGTACGGGTGGACCAAATAAGTTCTACCACACAGGTGGTGTGATTGGTTATGATCCAGGTGGACGTAATGGTATGGGAGGACAGCTTAATTCAGATGAGATTCCTATAGTTGCACAACGTGGTGAGTTTATGATGTCAAAGTCCGCTGTTGATAGACTTGGTCCGCAAACATTACGTGATTTGAACGCCGGTAAGATTGGTATGGGTGGAGCTGACTTAGGTTTTGCTGCAATTGGCGCTGGTGTAGGAATAGCACTCATGAGGGCTATGATGAACGCTGTATTCCTTGGCTCTCAAAGGCAACAAACAGAAGGTAGCGTCATGGGTATTGCTGAACCAGGAATATATGGAAATGTTAAACTAGATGCTGATCAACTAAGAAATGCAAGTATTATTGCCAGTGTTGGTAGATCAATGGGTGCAAGTACAAGAGATATTGTCATTTCATTCATGACAGCAATGCAAGAGTCAGGTCTAAGAAACCTAAATTATGGTGACCGTGACTCACTTGGTTTATTCCAGCAACGTCCATCAATGGGTTGGGGCACACCTGCTCAGGTGACAAATCCTGAATACGCTGCTAGAAAGTTTTTTGAAGGACTATTAAGAGTTCAAGATAGAGGAAGCATGCCGCTGACTCTAGCTGCTCAAGCTGTTCAAAGGTCAGGATTCCCTTATGCGTACGCAAATTGGCAGTCAATGGCTGAGGCACTTGTAGGATCTATGGGATCAGATCCCAATCAATTAGCTGGATTTGGCATGTTTGCCAGAATGGCAGCAGCTTCAGGAGGAGGAACAGGTAAATATGTAAGACCTGCTTCAGGTCCAGTAACTTCTGAATATGGTATGCGTTGGGGTAAGCTTCACGATGGTATTGACATTGGAGCACCAATTGGCACTACTATTGTTGCAACTGATACTGGTAGAGTACTTTCAGCGGGGTGGAATAATGGTGGATTTGGTAACTGGACCCTGATTGATCATGGCGCCGGAATGGTTTCTGGTTATGCTCACCAAGATAGAGTTGCAGTGTCTGGAGGCCAGCAAGTACAAAGAGGACAAACAATTGGTTATGTAGGTAATACTGGTTTTTCAACTGGTCCTCACTTGCACTTCCAGATGGGTGGCGGTCCAGGTCGATTCCAGAACCCTAGGAACTGGATTCCTAGCCTTGGTATAGGAGGTACGGTTAATTATGATAATGTTCTGGCAAATCTACACAAGGATGAAACTGTATTAACATCACCTTTAAGCGCCGCATTGGAGAGAGGCATCAATCAGCTTGACTCTGGTGTCAGCAATGTATATCATGTAAGTATGCAAATTGATGCATCAGGAATGTCTCCTTCAGAACTAAAGAAAACAATATCAGATGTATTTGAAGAGAAGAGAATAAAGGAAGCTAGAAAGGTGGGTAAGATCAGGTGATATTACCAATTTGGTGTGGTTTAACTTTTGCCAGACCATCAGATCCACAATACGGATCAAGAAAATTGTCAGATCATAACAGATCTCCCATTAGCATTAATTTTGAAAAAATAGAGAATAAAGAAAGAATGGCAAACGGCACATTAAGAAAATTTGTTGTAGCCACAAAAAGATCAATAAAGGTATCGTGGGATGATCTGCCAAGGCAAGATGCACACACTGCGGATAAGTTTTGGGGAGCCAATTCAATAAAGAATTTTTATAATTCAAATGGTAATCAGGCTTTTTGGGTAACAATAAATTATGGTGATGGAACTAATGAGTCAATTCAGGTAATGTTTTCAGATTTTAATATGAAATTATCTAAGAGAAGTTTAGTAACAGATTTGTATAGTGTTGATTTTGGATTGGAAGAGGTTTAGTGCAGGTATTAGATAGTCAGCTTGTTACAGCATTACAACAAGATCATGAAATGGTTGGTAAGCCAGTAGTAATTGCTGAATGGAATTTTAATAGATTAATGAATGTAACGGCCAAAAACGTAAGCGATCCAAACAACAAATTATGGCCGTACACTGAGAGTCATTTTCCACCTTCTTCATTAGTAGAAGGTTTCAGACCCGATTCTGGTATGATATATGGTTTCACTGGTAAAGCTGTGCCAATTAATGATGCGCAGCTGGGTACTGGTGGAAAAAGATATTACTATTGCAGTAAAGATGCTGTATATAAGTATTGGATTTCTCCTACGCCTTCACAAAACTCATACGATATATTGCTTATAGATGCTGCACCTAGTACATACTCAATACAAAATAGTAATCTATTAGTTGAGTATGAATCATGGATTAAGTCCAATAAAATAAAGGTTGTTTTTAATGGTGATGTTAGACCTAAGGTTTGGAGAATATCAGTATTCGATAAAATAATCAACAACTGGGTAGTTGCATTCACTTCTCCAAATATCAATAGCATTACGGGACGTGCAGAAATTTGGTGGGATGGGTCTGCATGGGTTCAAACACAACAGCTAGATGTAACAAAATATAGAGAAATAAACAAAATAAGAGTAGAGATTGATAGCTTAACTACCCCATCCGATAGATTAGAATTGATAGAAATCGCGGGGATGAGAGAGGTAGATCTTTCTGACCGTGTACAGAACTATTCAATTGAATCCTCAATGGATGACGTAGACTATATACATCCAATCGGTCAGATGAATTCTAATGACGGATCAATATTATTAGATAATAGAGATTTAGCATTAGATATAACTGATGCATCTAAAGATTTCTATGGTTTAATGGATGGATGGTGTGAATATCGAACATATGTAAAATTTGATATGTCAAAATATGCCACTTCAGATAAGCTAGTAAGAACTGGAACCATGTATTCAAACGGATGGGTTGGTAATAATCCATACGAATTTGAAATTCAATTATTTGATCTTGTAAAGATAATACAAGGTATTAAGTGTCCAGCCTTGCTTGTGGAGGGTAAAAGTATTGCAAGAATTATGTCAATGGTATTGGATCTTGTTGGGATTGATAAATATGAGTTCAACTTTGAAGATTTTGATCCAACTGAGGCGATAAGATACTTCTGGACTGATGGAAATGAAAGTGTTTATGACGTATTGAATAGATTATGTAAATCACATCAATGTGTAATGTTTATAGATGAATTTGGTAAGTTACAGTTGATAACTAGGACTCAACTCGTAAATGATGAAGATTCAGAAGATTTCACATTGAGCGCAGTTAATGATGGACTTAATCTTGCTAATATTATTAGTCTTCAGAAGAAATATGATATTTCTATAAATGATGTAGAAATAAAATATAAAAAGCGTGAAGCAAATATTGACTCAACCGATGTAACAAATAAAGTGCTTACGTCAAAGGTTTGGGACACATCAGACCCGGTTGTCATAAGGGCGGCCCCTATGATGAGAACGCTAGGAGCCGACGCGGTACCTGAAGTTGATGTAGGACTTGATGTATTATGTGATGCCTGGATTCCAGATGATAAAGTTGCAACCTGGCCATACAAAGGAACCATAAATATAGATGGTGAAATATTTCAATATGAAGGCAAGGGCTACGCTGTCATAGACTATTCAGATGGTACTTGGGGAGAGAAAATAATAAATAGTGATGAGGATAAGAGAAAGTGGGACAAATTTACTTATGATTCATACACACCGATTCCTGGACCTCCTGGAGGTACTTCAGGACTTCCTGTTAATTCAGAGTTTAATAACGCTGGAACTATTATTAATAATAGATTGACAGGTAGACTTAGAGTGAAGAAGAGAGCCCAAGAAGGCTCAAAAGCTGCTGACCACCCCAAGAATGCAAAATATGGCTGGGCTGCCTATAACATTTGGATGGTTGAAGCAGGAAGCTCTGTGCACCCTGGTAAGTATATCGAGCCTGGCAATACTAATCCAAGCCTATCTGATCTTAGAGATACCAAGAATAAGCCTAATTGGAATATAGAGCAACTATCTTGGAGTAATTCTGGATCTATCATGAGCCATGATAATAGATGGAAAGGTGGAGGTTGGTATCTGTCATCTAGCCAGATCTATGAACTTGATGATACAGAATATAGGGAATTTGGCATGAGGTTCAGATTCACCGAAGGAATTCCAGCCGCTGGAATGGTATTTTGTTTGAGTAGTCAAGACGGCTATGCAGATGATCCATTTGAGACTGATGTCATGGATTGTGATAGGTTTTATGGAATAACATTGCACTCTACCGCTTTAATTGAGGCATCGGGAAGACAGTGCAATGAAGTAACATTGCAGGTAAAAAATGGGGATTCTATAGTGGATGCCTTATCATTAGTTAAATCTAAAGAGGATACTGGAAAAATCCAACTAGATATGAATAGATGGCATGATGTTGATATTATAGTTCATGATGATGAAGTTCCTGGTAGCGTGGGATACAGAATGACAATTGAAATATTTATAAATGGTCAGTATTTTGAAACATTTTATACTTATGATGTAATTCGTCCAACTAATTTTTTTGGAATAACTTCTAGATATCCAGGAAAGATTGATTTTGAAAATGTATATGCTACAACTTCAACTGGATTTAATAGAAAGAGATATTCAGATGAAGAAGCATTTGGAACAGCAATAATAAACTTACCAGCAGGAACTGATATTACTGCTCCAATCAATTATCCTTCAGTTGGATCATGGCTTGGTAGTGTTGGTTTAAGTGTTTGTTCATTATCACAAATAAATATTCATTCATTCAATACATATGACTGGAATGGTCAAATTGTGAATAATCTTGGACCAGCACAGATACCCGCCGAATCTCGCAAGATATGGTTTCCACCGGATAATTCAGTTAAAGCCAATATAAGGTATACATCTACTAGTGATGTCTCCCTATTAATAGAGACATCACTGTATGGAAGACTTCCTTATGTTGGATATAATGATATATATTTTCAATATGAAAATGATTTTGCGTATTGGAGTCATTTAAATGGAGGATATTATTCAACAAAACAGCAGTATATTACCACAAACAATACGACGGATTTTGATAAAGGATTTACTAACGAACTAACTGAATACATAGAGCCAAGAAAAGTTTTTTATGATGATTTTGGTTCAATTGTCAGGGAAATAAGAGATTTCGATGTAGAATACTCCACTTCTCCAGCAAAAGGAACAAGCGTATATGTTAGTAATCCAGAAGTTGCTGTGTTATCTCATGATAAAAGTCCTGCTAGGGGAATCTTTAGGTTGATAAATATTTCTCATCAAGATCAAATAGTAAATGGTACAGAACAAATAGATGATCAGAACAGCATTGAGCACACTTTAATGATATATGGATATGTGCTTATTGATAAAGAAGAAAAAACTAAGAGAATAAAAAATGATTCTTCTATAAGAAAACATGGTCCGTACCCAGTTCAATTAGATGCTGAATGGATTAATTCAGACGATGAAGCTACTGCTCTAGCAAATTGGATTGTTGATAATTGGGGAGGCATCATGGATACAATTGAAGTTAAAACATTCCTTACAGTTGCTGCTCAAATTGGAGACAAGGTTAAAGTTGTGTATCCTGATGCACAAATAGATACAGACTGGTTGTTCCTTGTCTCAAGAATATCAAGAGATTATGATGATGACGGACTTGGAACAAATTTGACACTCCGTCGAGTCAGATGATAAAATTATTTTGTGAAGCAAATAAACTCAGATCAGATTGTTGATAATGGTATTCCAGAGAATACTGTTAAACCAATGCCAAGAGATTTAAGTGATGTGAAATCTAACGACTCTGGTAAGTCTGGTCTGGGTTTTATTAATTCTGGCAGCACCCCAGTAGATGGACATTCTCCATCTACTGGCACACCAGCAAATCAAAAAATCATACCAGATACACCAGCACTAATTGGCATCAAATCACAAACTGTAAAGATCAAAGATGATGGAACCTACGCCATTGATGTGATTATAGAAGTTAATGATGTAGCAAATGTCTCAGATTATGAAGTAAGGATTTCAAAAGGTGCAGGGTCTATATAAAATATACAAAGATGGCTTACTTATTCATGAGACATCTAATTTAATTACCACTCAAGGTAAGAATAGGATAAGGCAAATTCTAGCTGGGAAGATGACAGGATTTGCATCATCCATTATGGTTGGAGTAGGTCCCACTACACCAACAGTAGACGATACAGAATTAAAGTTCTCAGTTGATGGAGAGAGCATTCTAAATACAATGGTTGATGATGTAAATAATCAGGTATTTTTTAAGACATCATTACCAGTTGAGAAACAATATAAAATATATGAACTTGGATGCTTTGCCTCTAGTGCGAGCACAGCAAAACAATATCAGCAAAATTCATTGTTAATAACACTTGGTGAATTAACTACTTGGACTAGTTCATCTGGATCACATTCTCTAAATTCTACAAATACTAGGATCGGTGCATCTTCTATTAGATATTCGCTGTTAGCAGCCGGGGTGGGAAGAGGCTCAACACCATTCCAAATCTCCCTTGACCAACTACCATCAGATACTGTATTTAAGGTTGCATATTTTTCAAATAATATAGCAAATATAAAAGTTAGATTCAAAACGACTAGTGCAGACTATTTTGAATCAACTATTGTTCCTGCAACTAATAATGCATACAATATTTCACTAGTAAATAAATCAGACTTTGTGGAAACTGGATCTCCAATATGGTCAAGTATTACAATTGTAGAGATTCAAGCCACGGCAACAGGATCTGCTGGGACTATAGATTTAGATGCAATTCGATATGATGCACCAGCTGGAAATACCTCATTGCTTTTAAGTAGAGCATTACCATCTTCTCCAATATTAAAACCAGCGGGATCAACCATGGATGTTGAATATTTGTTGGAAGGAATCGTTTAATGGAAATATTATTGCAAGATCTCTTACCTGGACAAGAGTATTTTTTCCAACTTAGATCAAAGAATCAAAATGGCGTATCCCAATGGTCTAGAGCATATTCTTTTACTACAGATAGCGATATAACTGCACCTAGCCCTGCTAGTGGATTAACTTGGGTTGTGTCTCAATCAAGCTTTATTGGTGAATGGACAAAGCCAACAACAGATTCAGATGGTAAGCCTCTGAAAGATTTTAAAGACTTCAAAATAACTTTGACAGCAGACTCACAAACTGCTGTATTTTATGTTGTTGAAGAAAGATTTGATTTTACACTAGAAAGGAATATAGGCTCATTTGGTTCACCAAAACCTACTGTAGATATAAAGGTTGAGGTTAGAGACAACATGAGTAATTTATCAACTTCTATAACCTCTAGTGCAACAAATCCAATACCACCAGATATTGTAAACTTTAATGCAGAACCAATTCTTAAGGGAGTAAGCATATCGTGGGACCCTACAACTGCCGATGATTTGAAACAATATGAAGTGTATATGGCTACAAGTGGTCCAAGCTTCACTCCTGGTCCATCAAATCTGATTTTCTCTGGTAGAGCAAATCAGTTTGTATATACTACAGCAAACCAGATTGTTCATTATTTTAAAGCAAGAGTTGTTGATTTGTTTGATCAAGGTTCTGCTAATTATGTATCTGATAGTGCGACCCCCCAAGGCACTGCTGATCTTGATACAACACCTCCTGATTCACCAACAACAGTTACTGTAACATCGAGTGCTGACACCGATGGCTCCTCTCTGATTAATGTGAGTTGGACATCAGTTTCCTCATCAAATCTAAGAAATTATATCGTCAGATACTCCCTTGATCAGGTAACATGGCAGTACATTACTGTACCATCAACTGCTACATCCACAACGATCACAGGGTTATTGCCAAATACTTCCTACTATATCGGAGTGGCTAGCTCAAGTTATTTAAGTACTAGATCTCTGTTTACCAATGCTGGAACATACCCAATAACAACAGCAGCAGATACAACAGCACCAAGCACACCATCAGCACCAACTGTTTCAACAAATACGTTTATGGCTCAAGTCAATCACAATATGACAAAAGCGGCGGGTGGGAACTTAGAGGCTGATGTTGAATATCTAGAGGTACATGCATCTACAACAACAGGATTTACACCAGATCTAACAACCTTAAGAGGAACAATAGTCAGTGGTGGCCAAGGCATAGCCGTATCTGCTGTATTTGAATTTTCTCCAACAGATTCGATGACAAACCTTTACTGGAAAGTCATCGCGGTTGATCGTGCAAAAAATAAATCAGTAGCATCAGCACAAGCAACAGGACTCCCTGGATTAATTGCAACAGCAAATATTGCTAATCTAGCAGTCACAAACGCCAAGGTTAATGATTTAAGTGCTGTCAAATTAACAGCAGGAACAGCGTTTATTAATGATCTATTCATAAGATCAAATCTTGTCATAGATAACTCTAGTGGTCATATAAAATCAAACAATTATGATGCAGGGGCACAAACAGGATGGACCCTAGATGAAAATGGTTTGGTAATATACAATGGTACTATTTCAGCTTCCGCATTACAGTTGCAGGATTCACAGAATATAGCACCAGTCCCCTTCTCTGACTTTGAGTTTAATGAAGAGTATTATCATAACTCTTCAAATATAGCCAATATTGTTACCTCAACAGTAACATCGGGCATGCTACTTGATATTCTGTCTACACCAAGAACTGGAAGACAGTCTATCAGGGTATATAATGCTGCAATTACAAATCCTACAGTACATAATTATGTATTCGCACCAGATGGATTGACAGGTACAAATGCTAATGTTGAAGTAAATCCTGGTGATTATATTCTATCAGTATATATGAAGAAAAATGGGACACCAAATCAGAATGTTAAGCTTGGGTTATATACAGATACAGCAACAGCGGTACAATCATCTGTGCAGTCTGTGACATCAACATCATGGACAAGATATAGTGCAGTATTGACTGTTCCGAGCGGTGCACAGAAAGTAAAGATTTACATTGAAATAGGACCACAAGCTTCAAATACTGGATATGACATCCTACTTGATTCAGTTCAGCTTGAAAGAAAAATGGCTGGATCAACAAGTCCTTCCCCATGGACTCCGCCATCAGAAACTAGAATTGATGGTGGAGCAATTGTTACTGGATCAATTAGATCATCTTCAGCGTCTGCAACTGTGCCAGGACAACCAGCATGGTCAATTAATACTGCCGGAAATATGCAAATTGGTGATGCTTTAGTTCGTGGTAGTCTGACAGTAGGCGCTGGATCAGAAGCAGCATCAATTGTTCAATCTGGTAACTATGTAGCAAGTACAACTGGTTGGATAATTAAAGGTGATGGTTCTGTAGAATTTAATGGTGGACTGTTTCGTGGAGAAGTCGATATTAGTACAGTTTTTGATTCAAAAACATTCTCTGTTGAAATGGGAAACATGCCATCAAGCTTTGTTTGGTATGATGGAGATCAACTTTCTGGTAATGAACCTACAATACTCTTCAGGGGTTGGTCGTTTACACAAGATGGTTCAGGTGGATTTGATCCAGTTAGAGATGTGCAAACAGTAATGCGTTTAACACCACTTGGAGAGTTCCAATGGATTTTCGATCCTTCACATACAGATGACGTTCTATCAGTTGACGGCAATAATAGAAGAGATGCTTCTGGAAATCAACTAGACAGATATTATGGCTGGGTAGATAAAAGAATGGGTCTAGGACAATGGAATGATACTTGGTATGAATCAAATGTTGAGGGAAGAACATTATTCAGTAACACATACTATCTTGATGAGGGTGCATTTTCCTATGCTCCAACAAGCATGGGTGAATATACAGAAGCTTTTGGAAGAATAGATGGATATGGACAAGCAGATGGTTCACAGGGTGCATTTGATCCCAGTTCTCAACTCCACATAAGAGCTTATGGATATGATGGCATAAAGGTAAGAAATATAATACCATCAGGATATGATTTATTTGATAATGGTGGTGGAGTTTCATACTACAATTCAAATACTCTAAGAAACAGAATTACTATCAACTCTGTTCAAAGCAATTTGAAATTTCACTCAACAACTATTGATGTTGATAGTCGTGCGAATACACATACTGGCTTAGATTGTACAATTACTGCGGCCGGTTCTGGGAATCCCTCCTTTGCATTTACACCAAATTCAACTACATATAATGTAACCGTGACACCAGGAGATCAGTACTACTTGGCCTGGTATGGCTATAAGCCATCGGCACAGTCCTTGACAATGAGAACATTCATGAAATTGGATAATGGTACAACAATATATAGCACACCATGGACTTTCTTTAGTACGTCAACAACAACGGATCTAATTCATAATAGCAATCATACATATGAACTAGATGACTTACTGATAGTGCCATCAGGTGTGACCTCAGCACACTTTGGTATTGAATTGATTGGAACAGTCTCAACTGATCGAAACTTTAGAATCAGTGGTGTACAGTTGATTAAGGTATTTTCATCAACAGGTGGAGTGAAGAAACTTGAAACAAACTTCAACTGGCGTCGTTTCTATCCAAGAGCAACAACATTTAATTATGATGCTGATGGTTTAGCCATGATTAGTTTAAATACGACACCAGTACCTGGAAGCATAAGAGATATCAATAATCCAAAAATATTTAGACATGCCGAAATAGAATTCTGGGTTAGAGAGATGGACACAACACCAGGAAGCTTAGGCAGCAGACAAGCAGACATCAGAATAAATCCGCTTGGTATGAGAAAAGGTAATGATGGAGAATATAAGCTTGATCATGGTGAATTTAGGTCTTTGACATCATCTACCGCAGTTGCATTCAACTCTTTAACTAAATTAAGTTTTACAAATAATAAAATTTTAGATATGGTAACAGGTTCAACAATGGCTACATATTGGGATGATATGGGTATTGTAATGGATAACACTGGAGGGTATACTACATTTGTACCACAGAGAGCTGGATTATTCTTAGTTTCTTTGTTCTTGAGCTGGTCACCAGCTGTAGGAACTGAATTTCATGTAGTGGAATTAATTAAGGATTCAAATGGTGCTGTACTAGGTTCTACACCTCTAATAGAAGGTCATACAAGACAAACAGCGTCATTTGTTGTTCCACTGTCTGTTGGAGAAAAATGTTATTTCCACGTCTACCATGTTGGCAGTACAAAAACTATTGATACAAACAGCAATGTGAGTTTCATGCAATTACTATAAGGAGAAAAATGGATCAGAATTTAGAAAGAAAATTACAAGTGTATAGAGTAAGAATTTCCAATTTGATTGATGAACATGCTGAAGCGCTAGTTCAAGCTCAGGAATTACATCAAAAATTGCAAGAAGAGCAAGAAAAAGTAAAAAACTTGGAGAAATTACTCAAGGAGAAAAATGTTCAAGAGAAAGAGCCATCAGTTACAATCATCGACCATGACATGGTCTCCGCCAAGAGATAAGGTAAAGTATCCAAAATGGACATTTCTATATATTCCTGAAATCAATGAATATAGTTTGATATGGGATAAGACAAGGCTCATATTTATATCAGAAAGAGCATTTAGAAGTTGGAATAAAAATCCAGTAATTGCTTCAAAAGAAAGTGTGTCTGGTTATAAAATATGGAAAAGGATTGGTTTTGCCCCAGGCACAGTGATAGAGTCTGTAGTGGATGGAAAAAAATATTTTATAACTGGAAATAAATTATTTGAGGAAGAAAAAATGTTGATTGCAACACCTGATTTCTATGACAAACTAGGGTTCAATCCGTCATTGGCAGTGTTGGCTTCAATGGAAGAAGTTAATTTTCATAAGGAAGGAGAAATGATAAATGACATCAGACATGTATGAAAGAGTATCCTTTGGTCAGGGGCCGATTGATGAAGATTTATTGAATAAGTTATCATCTAATCAAGATTATTTATATGAGCATATGATCACTGGATATTATAATATTCTCGGTGTAACACGTGAGACAGGCTTGACTGTCAGAGTTGGTCATGCTAAATTATTGAATCAAACTGATGCGCTTCAAGGTCATAATGTATATTTCAATAGGCCCTTCCTGCCTGGAACACGTCCAGCGGTATTCTTGACATTAAGTTCAAGCAGACATGGCATCATGGACTACTTTGCCATGGGGTTGGACGGAAGAGCTATCCCTGATCACAGAGGTTTTCATCTCATTGCTCACCAGGATCGTACAGATCAGTTTGCGGAAGACCAGTACATCAGTTACTTAGCTATTGCACCTACTGGATGATTGTGGTACAGTTGCAACCAAGTCCCCAACTGGGGCAGAAGGATTGGTTACAGAGTGACTAACGATTTAAAATGGTTTATTATGAGCGACATCCATATTCCGATTCATTCGGAAAGGATGTTGTCTCTTGCTTTTGACGTAATTAAATGGTGGAAGCCAGATGCGATTGATATCGCTGGGGATCAAGATGATGCTTGTGGTACTTCAAGATGGGCTGATGGTTCTGTAGAAGAAGTAAACAGCAGAGTTTTTGAAGATTCAATTTTATTAAAGAAATTTTCAGCGGATGTACGTGAGGCTGCCCCTAAGGCAGATCTTCATTGGCATGATGGTAATCATGGATGGACACGACACGACAGTTATATTAAGACGAAGGCAAAAGCCTTGGACGGTCTAATAACTCCTGACACCATCTATGATTTAAATAAAAATGGATGGAGCTGGCACCCATATCAAGGCCCACCCGTTCAACGTTTTGGTGAAATGCACGTTCATCATGGATTAGCAATTTCGAAACATGGTGGACAGTCAGTAAAGCAGGACGTTGAGGATTGGAACGTCTCTCTGATTAGAGGGCATTCACACAGACAGGCTTCTTATAGGAAATCAGTTGTCTTTAGTGATGACAGTCTAACTATCACACAAGATCTAGAGGGATATGAGATTGGTCATCTAATGGATGTTTCCAAAGCTAAATATTCTCCTACTCACAATTGGCAACCAGGATTTGCTATTGCACATGTTGAGAATGGCAAGAAGCCTCATGTTCAATTAGTTCCTATCCATATCACTGAAAATGGATATACATGCTATGTTGATGGTAGGCGTTTTTCGGCATGATTCATAACACTCTTGTTTGGACAAAACGAGGGTGGAAGAAGTCAGATGAGTTGGCTATAGGAGATAAAATTATCTCCTATAGCCCTTCTCGTAACTGCACAGAGTATGACGAGATATCTTCAATACAAATTGATTATGGAATAAAATCAATAATGGGACTCAGATCAAGCTCAATGAATATGTGCGTGACTCCGGACCATCCTTTTATAGTTCTAGACAGTAAAATAAAAAAAACAGAAACGATAAGTATAAAAGATGTATTTCTTACCAACCTTTATAGTGGTAAAACTGCTTTATACTCATCCCCATTTGAGCCATATGCAATGAGTGGGAACCTAGATGATATCGCATGGTCCGCCCGAACGGCTGCTAGCTTTGGTAACGTTCTTGCAACACCTCTTGATATATTCCAGCGTACATGGAATGCTGTAGAAGACATCGGGGGCTATGAGGCTCAGCACTGGACAGATATATTTTTCCATTGGAGTATTTTACAACCAGGAACATATTGGTCCAAAGCAATTCCAATGAGCAATAAACAAACTGTGGAATTGGCATATCATGTTATACCACGCGCCGGGTTTGGAGTAAGATATTTACGAAACCCAAGAAAAAACACAAGACAATGGATGTTAGGACTGTCAGTTAATAGCTCCCCAAGAATAGGTATAGAGAATTGGTATCAAGATAGAATAGAAGGATTCTTTTTTAATATCAAGACGAAGAATGGAAATTTCTTAGCTAGAAAAACTGGTGGGACTTTCCTGTGCGCTTGTGAAGTAACATAGGAGAGAAATGCTTTTTTGTAAAAAATGTAATGGAAGAATATTTATTGATAGGGTTCACTCAAATAAAGGAGACATAGATCTTTTTTGTATAAAATGCGGGGCGAGGTGGATGTTACATAAAAGTAATCCAACAGCCCAACTTTTTACAAGGCTAGAAAAAATTAGGGAGAGATCATATTTTGGCTATCCAAATACCAGGAATGTTCTTCCTAGATGGTGAACTCAATAAGAAAGTAAGGACAATTCCAAGCGAAAACGTATTAGTTGCTTGGAATTTTCCAAGAGAAGCAAGACTTCATTATAACTATCAGCAGGCTAGAAAAAGAATACAAAATGCTTATAACGTGAAAGAAGTAGCAGAATTATTAGAAGAGCCAGTTGATAGAATTAAAAAATTAGTGAGAAATAATATCCTGAGTAGAGGCTCAGGAGCATCATACACCATTGCCACACGCCGCCCTGGTCCAGTATACTGGTCAGAAGACGACGTGCTAGACACACGCAATGAACTGTTTGCAATTGCAAAGAAGAACGTGTATGGTGAACCTCATGCAAGGTTCAAGCTTATAAGTGAAGCTGAGCTTGTGCACAAGATTCGCGGAGGCGAATCCTATTACATCAGAAATAAAGATGGCGATTTTGTAAAGGTTTGGCGTGCTATATGAGCGAAGAAGAAGTTAGAGAAGTTACATACGAACCGCTGGGAGCGAGTGAATTTGGTGCCGCAGAGATTTTTGCACAAGGTGCAGCAGCACTAGATTTAGCTGCCATTTTTGCTTTAGAGAGAAGAGACGTTGATGGTCTCGTCAAAGTTGCCAGAGAGTGGACCCGTATGGGAGCCGCTGTGCTCGAAATCTCTGGAGACGATGATACAAAAAAGACTCCCCTGAAATTTGGCTTCAGAGGAGAAATTGCGGAGGAGGAAAAAAATGGAGAGCCAGGTAAGAGCATTAGTGAAGACAAGTTTCAAGTTGGGGGATTCAGACTACGTAAGCATTGAGCTTGAAGTTACTGATCATGTTAGAACAACTGATAAAAACACAGCTGCTGCAATTGATAGAGTTTATGGTTTAGTCCAAGATAAAGTGGCAGAAAAAGCACAGAAATTTATTGATAAGGTATGACAAGACGAAACGTTTTAGACGTAGCTAATGACATGATCACTCATTTTGTCAAATCCTACAATAGCAAGTTCAAAGAAAAGCCTATTGTAAATAGAGGAAAGATGAAGTATGCTATTGCTGAAATTCTTCAAGATTGGACTCAAGCAGAAATCAAAGATCTGCTGACATATTATGTAAATACAGAGTCGCGCCCTGATCTAAACGATTTCTGTAAGAGGTATGATGAAATAATAAGAGAAAAGCGCGTTGAAGCAAACGACCAAAAGATCAGGAAGCAGCTATTGAATGAGACGCGTCAGTCTGTATTGAAGTTTAGGGAGAATTATAAAGGTGCAAAATGAAATTAGATTGATCTCTGCGGTCATCAATGAACGTGATATTGCTCCACTAATTAATGGCTCTAACATTGATCAACTCTTTACGTCATATGGTGATGTATGGGAATTCATCAAGGGATATTATTACAAACACAGAGAAATTGTGCCAAAAGATATCCTACAGGAGAAATTTACCGAGGTTGATCACAATTTCAAATTGATTGAAACCAGTGGTACAGTAAAGCACTATCTTGAGCAACTAAGGGATGACTATAAAGCCAGTATGTTGGAGAGAATGGCACGCGGACTTGCTGGTGACCTTGGTAGAAAATCAAATGATGAGCTTATCCTGCAACTATCAAGACGTCTGAGTGAACTGACGAAAGTATCAACTGCGGTCCGTGATCTCGATATCACTGATCATGAGAAAGCAGTTGATCACTATACTGAAGTCAAAAGGATGATGGAGGAGAATGGAGGGGTTCTTGGAACAAGATTTGGTTATGATTCCATTGATGCCAATTATCCAACTGGTAAAGGATCTGGTCATTACATCATGATCTTATCTAGAACTAACCAGGGTAAGTCGTGGCTGGCTCTAGATCTTGCCATTAATGCGTGGGCTCAAGGAAAGAAGATCCTATATGTATCTCTAGAAATGTCTCCAGAGCTAGTAAGAGACAGAGCATACTCCCTGATGTCATCAGGCATTTTTACCATGTCAGAATTATCAAGAGCACAAATCGACATAGGTCAGATGGAAAGCTGGTCAAGTAATAACTTAAAAGCTGATAGCTCGTTTGTGGTAGTTGGAAGTGATAGCATGGGAGACTTTACACCAGCGGCGATGCAAGCTAAGATTGATCAATATGGACCTGATGAAGTTTATATCGACTACATTCAATTGATGAGTGACAACAAGGGCTCAACAGGTGCGACAGAAAGAATTCGTAACGTTTCAAAAGAACTGAAGTCCACTGCAATTATGAATGAGATTGCAGTGATTGGTGTTGCATCAGCTTCAGCACATGAGACTAAAGAATACTTTAGTCCTCCTCAAATTTATGAGGTTGCAGAGTCTAAGCAGTCAGCTTATGACTGCGATCTAGTGCTTGCTCTGATTTCTAAGAAGCAATCAGATGGCACAAGTCTAACTGAGATCATTGCCAGAAAGAATAGGCATGGTCCCCTATTCGATTTCATCTTGCGTATGGATATTGCCAATGGTAAGATCACTGAAGAATGGGTCATGGATGATGAAGAAGAGTAAAAATGCACAAACCAGTAAAGACATTTAGCCAGGAGGGCCTGATCGCAGATGACAAAGATTTCATAAGGATTCGAAATGAATTCGAGAGATTGATCATTGAACAGATGCGCGAACTTGGGTGCCTGCCTATTCATGAGTTAGGCACCCATTGGTCAACAAAATGGCTAGGAGATAAATATTCTTTCAAGCTCACCATCTATGGATGGTATGCTGGAAGAAAGAAAAGCAAAGAGTTTGACTTCTGGTGTGAGGGCAGGTTGGTTAAAAGTGGATGAAATTTTTACGCCTGGCCAAGTAGAAGCAGTGCTTAATGAAATAGGCGTCGATGTGCGAGGAGAGACAGATACAAATCTTCTGTGTCTATGCCCATTTCATAAAAACACGGATAGTCCAAGCTTTTCGGTAGCAAAAGACACGGGTTTATATCTGTGCTTTTCTCCGATTTGTGACGAACGTGGAACGCTGCCAAAGCTCGTGTCAGTAATGACAAGATCCAATCCTTTTGTTGTAAAGAGGATTATTAAGAAGCATGAAAAGCCAGGAGATCCTATTGCTAAACAAATTGAGGATCTCTTATCAAAAAGTGAAGACCTTCCAAAATTCAATCAAGATACCATGAATAGACTCATGGATGATCTGTGGAATTCAAAAGGTGAAAAGTATCTAGTAGAAAAAAGAAAATTAACACCAGCAACACTAGCTCATTTCGGGGTTGGCTATTCAGTAAGAAACGATATGATTGCAATACCATTGCATGATTGGAATGGTAACCTGGTAGGTATTATTGGTAGAAGTACTGAAGGTAAGAGATTTAAAAACTCAGATAAGCTTCCAACCAGCAAGACATTATTCAATGTGCATAGGGCAAAGAGATTATCTGGACCATTGGTCATAGTTGAAGCTTCAATATCAGCGATGAGAGTGCATCAAGCGGGGCACCCAAAGGTGGTGGCTACAAATGGTGGATTCTTTACCGAACATCATAGACAATTGATGGAAAGATATTTTGATGAAATAATCATCATGACTGACTTTGATGATCCAGAAGAACACAGATCCCCATTGTGCAAGAAATGTTTCAATACATGCCTTGGTCATAATCCAGGCAGAGCACTTGGGGAAAAGATTGTAAGGGATCTGCCAAACAAAAGAATACGCTGGGGGTCCTATAGTCATCATATGATTTATCCAAATGGAGCAAAAGATCCTGATGCATTAGAAGACGATGAGATCATGACATGCATAAAAAATTCGATCTCTTCAATTGAGTGGAACTTTTGGAAGTCGGAAGACCACAGGTTCGCCTTGATCTAAGAGCTAGACTTTGCACAAGCAAAGTGCTATACTGGATTGGGCAGCGCAAGCGGAAGCCCAAAATAAAATGAAAAGAGAGTCTAACAAATGGCATTTACACTAGATGATGTACTACGTAAAAAGCGTCAACAGCAAGAAAACGCCGATCGTCCAAAGATTGAATGGTTTGGTTTGGGTGGAAAAAACAAGAATCCGATCAAAGTTCAATTTCTTCAGGAATTTACTGAAGATGCAGATAACTATGATTCAACAAGAGGAACAATTTTGTTCCTAGCAGAACATGTCTCTCCTTATAATTTCAAACGTAAGGCAGAGTGCACAATCGACACTGAGGGTCGCTGCTGGCCATGTGAAATGGCAAAGGTTGAAAGCGAAGTAACTTACAAGGGAGAAACTACTAAATTCCCTTGGAAGCAGCGTAGCAATATGTATACATGGGTTGCGACTGAAGATGGAGAATTGAAGGTTCTTTCTCGTCCCGCACCTGGTGCATTCTTCAATCTACTTCATGACTACAGTGAAGACAATGGTGGAATCACCAATCAGACATTTAAGCTTTCAAAGGGTCCAAATAAGACAGACCCATG